CGGTCGCAACCGGCACGGCGACATGGGCGCGGCTCACGACCTCGGGCGGCACGTTCGTCGCCGATATGGACGTTGGAACATCGGCGCCCGCTGAAATCGTCATGTCGACGGTATCGATTGTCAGCGGCGCGCAGGTCAGCATCACGTCAGGCTCACTCACCGAAGGCAACGCATAAGGGCGAAGCGTGGGTACTCTCACCGGCTCAAACACAGTCTTAGCCGGCACTGAGACATTCAACCTCTCTTCGCCGGCTCAAACTGACTGGATTCAGTTTCCGCAATCGGCGACGGCCGTCAATCGAAAATCGGGCGGCGGCTCGACCATTGGATTGCCGACGACGATCGGATCGGGCGTCACGTTCACCGGCTACACAGACGGCCCGACGTTCACATGGACGGACGGCACGCCGACGGCATCAGCGACAGCGCTCGCGGGCGGTATTTATGCCGACAACACGACCGCAACCGGGCAAGGCATTCAGATCGTCTTGCCCGCAGACACGACGAGCCGCACTGCGGTCATCTATTGGGCGGCATATTCAAGCGGCTGCACGCTCACCGCAACGCCATCGGACGGCAGCGCGACCGCCTATACAGTCTCGCCAGGTACGACCGGCGCGGGCAATGAGAAGTTCTACGCGACGACGATCACGTATGCGGCGAACTCGGCATCGCAAACGCTGACGCTAAAAATGACGCTTACGACGCTGCAAAGCACGTCGTATAACGTCATGCTGCACGCGATCAAGTATCTGTCGTCGGCTTCCTCTGGCGCATCCGGCACGCTCGCGGGCACCATGTTGGGCGTTACCGGTTCGCTATCCGGCAAGCTGTCGCTCTCGGGTTCGCTCTCTGGATCGATGGCGGGCGTGACCGGCGCATTCGTCGGCGCGGAGTCGATTTCCGGCTCACTATCTGGTGCGCTCGCGGGTGTTGCCGGCGCTGTCTCGGCGTCTGAATCGCTTTCAGCGTCGCTCGGCGGCGCATTGCTTGGCGTCACCGGATCGTTCTCTGCGCAAGAGCAGGTCGGCGCGGCGCTCGGCGGTGCGTTGGCGGGCGTCAGCGGCGCACTTTCTGCGGCGCAGTCGATACCCGGCGCATTCAGCGCGCAGTTCGTCGGCGTTTCTGGCGCGATGTCGGGCGGCGAATCGATTTCCGGCTCTGTTGCCGGCGCTCTCGCGGGCGTCTCTGGCGCTTTCGCGGCCGGCTCATACACCGGCATCGGCGGCGCAATGGCGGCAACGCTCACGGGCGTAAGCGGTTCTCTCGCTGGCGTAGTGACGATTCTGCCGGCCGGCGCGCTATCCGGTGCGCTCGCGGGCGTCTCCGGTCAACTATCCGGCTCGCTCGGCATCGGTGGCGCTATTTCCGCCGCTCTCGCGGGCGTTTCTGGCGGGTTCTCTGGCATTACCTATGCCAACCCATCAGGCGTTCTTTCGGGCGCGCTGGCGGGCGTCTCCGGCGCGCTCTCGGCGCCAACCTTCGCTAATCCGTCCGCGCAACTCTCCGTCGCGCTTGCGGGCGTCACCGCGCGCTTTCTTGGTGTCGTCATCGACACGAGCACGCCGAATCCGATCCGCTTCGCCGTTCCGATGGAGCGCCGCATTGCCGCGGTCAATTTTGACTCTCGCCGGCCGTCTGTTTCTTGCGATTCACGCGCCGCACTTGTCACGCCGGAATCCCGGCGCTTTGTCGTTCCTGCTGAAACCCGTCGCATTGAAGTCTAAATATAGGGGTGTCGCATGGCTTTGCTTGCTCCGCTGCCGCCGAAGGCGTCGGCCGCTGTTCTTGATTATCAAATGGATTGGTCGAACTGGCTCGCAGCCGGCGAAACCATCTCAAGCGCCGACGTATCGGCCGATGCCGGAATTACGGTCAATCCGACCGGAAAGACGACGAGCGTATCGGGCGGCGTCGTCACGTTCTGGCTTGGCGGCGGCGCATCTGGCACGACATACAACGTCACCGTAACCGTCACGACGACCGCGCGCGTGGATGGCCGAACGATTCAAGTCTCTGTCGGGCCGCGTCTGCTGCTCGGCGTCTCCGCTTAACCTCTCAGGAATTCCCAATGAAACGCACTCTCACGCTGCTCGCGGCGGGCTTCGTCGCGCTCGTTCTCTCCGCCTGCGCCGTCCAACTGAAGCCGGTTTCGATTCCCGTCATTCCGCCCGCGCAGCTCGCGCAGCAGGTTTGCCCGATCGTGCAAGCGGACCTCGATATTCTGTCTAGCGCTTCCGGCCTCGCGTTGCTCACCGCCGCGCAGCAAAGCACCGTCGCCGATTCGATCAAGCCGAAGGTGAGCGCTGCGTGCGCCGCCGCTGCAACCGTCGACCTGACCGCGCTTCAGTCGTTCAATTCCGACGCATTCCCCGCGCTGATCGCGCTCGTGTCGGCGGTTCCGGCGATTCCGAATCAGCCGGCCGTGCTGCTCGCGCTGCAACTTGCGCAGCCGATCGTTCAGGAGGTTGTGGCGAACGCTGTCGCCGCGTCGAAGGCGGCGCAATGAGCGCATTCCTGACGTCGCTCGAGGTCGAGTTGATCAGCGACGCGACGAACAGCGGGCGCGGCACCTGGCGCCTGACCGCGCCGCTGGTCTACGACTCCGACGTTGCCGGGCGTGTGTTCGTCGTGCCGGTCGGGTTCGAGACTGACTTCGCCAGCGTGCCGCGCGTGGCTCTGGCGTTTGCGCTGTGCGGCGATAGTGCGCACGCCGCGAGTGCGGTACACGATTATCTGTACACATTCCACCCCGTAACCCGCGATGTAGCCGACGCGGTGCTCAGGGAGGCGGCTATCGCGTCGGGCGTTCCGGCATGGAGGGCTGCGCTTTTGTGGGCGGGTGTGCGGGTGGGCGGGGGCGGCTCCCACTGGAAGGGCGCACCGACGACCATATAGCCATACGTATGGATGGCCATGCGCCCGTATTGACGTATGGTTGTATGGCCGTCCATACGGCTTAACGTATCACTTGAAGTATGCGCGCCCGTCCGCTACCCTACCGGCACAACAACCGGGGAGGGTGTATGAGCATAATTGCGGTCGTGATGCAGAAAGGCGGGGTGGGTAAGACCATGACCGCTACCAATGTCGCCGGCGCGCTCGCATCGCAGGGCGCCAGCGTGCGCCTGTATGATGCGAACCCGTATCAGAGCAGCGCGTATCAATGGGGGCAGGTGCGCGTGAGTTCCGGCGTGCCGCACAGCCTGAGCGTCGTTCGGGTCGATCAGAATTACGGGCATGCTGTCGCCGCCGACGAGCCGAACTTCGATCACATCGTCATCGATTGCCCGCCGAACCTGGGCGTGGAGACGCGCGTCGCGATGGCCGTCGCCGACATCATCCTGATACCGCTTCGCATCGGCCAGTTCGATACGTGGAGCCTCGTGCAAACCGCGCAGATCGTCCGCGAGAGGCGGGCGACGATGCCGACGCAGGTTCGCGCGATCGCTTTCGTGAATGCCGTCCCGCACTACATCAAAGCGGAACTCGACGAGTCGATCGACGTCATCAAAGAGATGAGCGACGATTTCGAATTGGGGCCGACGATCATCGACCGCGCCGCGTACCGGAAGGGGTCAAAACTCGGGCTGTCGGTCCTAGAGTTGCCCGCGGAATACCGGGACGGGAAGGCGACGGATGAATTCGGCACGCTGCTCGCGGGGGTGCTCAATGGCTAATCCGCCGCTCAATCGCAGCATGGTCGACGCCTTCGCGAGCGGAACCTCGATCGCCGCGCCGAATCCCGCAGAAAAGGCGCCTGACGCCGCCGAAGCGCGCCCGATGTTTCGCGAGAAGCCGCCGAGCGAGAAAATGTCAGTCAACATGCCGAAAGACCTCTACGAAGCGCTGCGGGCATACATGAAACTGACCGACATTCCGATGTCCGAAGTCATCGTTGAAGGCGCTCGGCGCGAGCTGGCGCGGCGGAAGCGGGGCGGCGAATAGGGCTGTGGATAGGACCGAGCCGCTGTTCCATAGACCGAGCCGCTGTGCCAATAAACCGAGCGGCTGTGCCAATAGAACCGAGCGGCTGTTCCAATAGCGCCCCGCAAAGCCTTGTCCAGTAAGGCTAGAAGGGTGTCTAAAACGATGTAAAACGGTAAAACGTATATAAAACGGGCGCGCGCTATTGGTGAGCGCGTCGCCATTGCCACCAATTGGCACAGAATGGTAGAGTCGTTCCAATAACCGAGCTACTGTTCCAATGACTCCGACGCTTTCAGCAAAACCCAACAGCCAAACCGCGATCGCCGACCGAAACGTGACGATGGCGAACGCCGTCACACGATCCGCTCACGGTCTGACGCTGCCAGAAAAGCGATTCATCGCTGCCGCGCTCGCAAAGACCGACAGCACCGACGCCCGAGGGCTGATGGATCAGCAGATGCAGACCGTAAAACTGTCTGCAATGGAGTATTCGGAGACGTTCGGCATCACGCTCGACGCCGCCTATCAGCAGTTGCAGGCGGGCGCGGAAGAGCTTCAAAAGCCGAAACTCGTTGTCGAGCGGCCAGGGCGCCGCGGCACCGTGCGCGAGGTTCGCAGTTGGGTCATAACGGGAAAGTACGCCAAGGGCGAAGGCACGGTAGAGGTGCGCTGGCATCCCGACATCGTGCCGTTTCTGTTCGGCTTGCGCAAAGAGTTCACGACGTACAAGTTGCGGCACGCTGCGGCGCTCAGGTCGGTCTATTCGTGGCGCCTGTTCGAATGTCTCAAATCCTGGCAAGGCGCCGGTCGATACTCGCCGACCATCGAGGAGTTTCAAGACGCAATGGATGCAAGCCCGACGTACCGGGCGAACTTCAAGGCGCTGCGCGAGCGCGTCATCGAGCCGGCCGTGAAGGAGTTACGGGAAAAGAACGGCATGATCGTAAAATGGTCGCCGATCAAATCAGGCCGAAAAGTGACCGCCTTGCGTTTCGAGTTCGAACCCGACCCGCAAGGTACGCTCGCGTTTTGAGTTATCCACAGAAACAGTGCGCAACCCTGTTGAAAAGCGCGCCGGTTAAGCGCGCTCCGAAAAGTTGATCATGTCCGTTATGTTAAATGGCGCACGCTTCTAGATCGAATTCGACCTGAATCGGTGCTGCCTCGCGATGCCAGAACATCGGCGATTGGTGCGCCTCAATCCGCTCGCGCATCACTCGCGCCCGCGCCTCTTTGCTGGCCGGCGTGTACGGGCCGCGCCATTTGCTGTCGATGCCGATGTTCTGCCCGATGTTTGTGCTGTCTGCGCTGGCAAATGGAAACCGCGTAAAAACGTCTGGATCGAGCATTCGCAAGCCGTGAATCTTACAGATTGGGCGCCCGCTCTTATCGCACAGTATGTTCATCGCTTCGGCCATGCGCGCATACCATGCGGTGTTGCCGACCGTAGCGAATTCGCCAGAGCTGCCGAGGGCGATTCGCGGCCAGGAAAAAGCCAAGCGTTCGAGGCGCTCAAGGCTTTCATGCAAATGCCACACCGGAGCGCCAACCCAGGGCGCATTTTCGCGCCAGGGCCACTCTTCGAGCAGCGCGTCGTTTGCTTGCTCATCGCCGTCAATGACATCGGGAATCACAGCAAAATCGAACGCCGGGTAGCGGTGCAACTCCGCGACCCATTCGTAAAACGGGCGCCAATCGGTGATCGGGTGTCCGCTGCGCCATGCGCTAAAGGCGCCGTTGTCCACCGCGAATGTCGATGCGCAGTCTATCGCTATTCCGAGTTGCCCAGGATGGCGGAACGAGACGAACGCATGCCCTCCTGAGATCGCGGCGACGGCGGCAGTCGCCGGGGTGATTGGCAATCCGTGATAGTGGATCATTCCGCCAACCAATCGAGGGATACGCTAAAGAACTTCGCGATCTTGATGAAGTTCTCCCAGCACGGTGAGTACACGCGGAGTTCGATGCTTTGGATCGTCTTGACAGACAAGCCCACCTCATCGGCCAATTCTTGCTGCGTCAAACCTCGGTCTTTCCGTAGGCCTCGCACCTTTGCAGCCAGCCCGTCTGGTTTTTGATCCCACTGGCGCACAACGATTTGGACCGCGCTCATTGAGAAAATCCTCCGCGATGGGTTTCGATGTCGACGCCGTGGTGATGCGCTTTCATGGTCTGCCGCCCGCCGAAGCGCTGCGCAAAGTCGTCTGCGATGTCCTCGTGATACCCCGACTTGCGAAGCGCCGCCGCCGTCGTGATGTGCTCGACGCGGATCATCTTGTCGGTTTCGATCGTGAGCTCGTAGGCGATCTGCGCGCCGTTCGCGGGACATGCCGCGATGAATTTGTGTCGGTAGATATTCATTTCATCACCCGGAAGCCCATCGCGCGCCCGGCAAACCCTTCGCTGCCCGCGCGCCCGGTCATCGCATTACCGCCGAACTCCGGCGCCTTGTAGCCCTCGCCGCGCGTGGCCTCTGCCGTGCGACGGAACCCGCGCAGGCCGGCGTCGTAGCCGCTCAGATTGCCCCAGTTGTGCGACGGGCAGATAATCGGCTCCGCGCCCTTGCGCTCGACCTTCGGGGCGAACTTGACGTATGTCGTCATGTTGCCGTTCCACACCTCGCCGCGCGTCGTGAGCAGCAGGAGCGCGTCGTTGATGAGGCGCGGCTCGACCTCAGGAAAGGCGTTGTAGAAAGAGGCGCGGGAGTAGCCCTTGCCCTCTTGCATGAAATCCAATATCTCTGTGGTGCTGATCGATTTCACTGATAAATCCTCTCGTTGGCCGGCACGTGCTGTTCTAGCGCGCGCTGCGTTTCTTCTATTAAGTCCTGCTCGCTGAAGCCGAAATGCGCTTCGTATGCTTCGGCGTTGTTGATGCCGTGAATCCCTTGGTCCGGGTCGACGTGATGAATCAGGCACACGCCGATCGTTCGGTAGTTCGATGAGCGTTTCCAGCCGCCGCGCCCGTATGCCTGGTGGTGAACTATCGCCTGCATGTCGTCGACATCGAACCCGAGTCGCCTGCATACTGCGCAGCCGCGGCGCGCGACGCGGGCCATGTAATCGCGCTCTGCTGCCGGAACATACTTGCTCAAACTGCTACCTCCATGTGAGCCATCTTACCGTGTTTCATCGCTAAAAGGTAGTATTAGCGGACAAATTTTTTGCGCATTCTACGAAGATGCACGCCGCTTCCCCGTTGATGGCATTGCCGTAGGCGCGCAGGCGTCCCACTCTGGCGGAAGCCCCATTAGCCAGCGGGAATGTGCCGGGTTCAACTGGCCGGAACTTTCCGTCTCGGCACCCGAGCCAGTCAGCATCACGCCAGAAGCCGTTAGTCGGGCCGGCCCCGCTATCGCAGCTCCCATCGACAAGTCTTGAGGCGATCCCTTCCGCTCTATCTCCCTCGTCGCCCCGTCGAGCGTCCGAACGTTCTTCTCGCCGTCTGCCGCCCTTGGTGTCGGCCATCCCGCGAGCTTCGCTGCGCCCGGTAGCTTCCAAAATATCTCCCGGCTTCCATCCTCGAGCTTTCGGCCGTAGCAGTGCGTCGACCCGGTTCCGTCGTTCCGTACCGGCGTCGGCCATCCAGTACAGGCGGTCTCTGATGTGCGGAGCGCCGACGCCCGCAGACGGGAACGGGACCGCCCCGACCCGGTATCCCACGCCTTCCAAGTCAGTTTGTACAAGGTCGATCCAAGGCTCTGCATCCTTGCTCGCAACCTGCTCTCCAAAGACGACTGGAGGGCGGCACTGGCTAATGAGGTGGAAAAATGCGGGCCAAAGGTGCCGCTCGTCATCAAACCCAGTTCCTTCGCCTGCCTGGCTGAAAGGTTGGCACGGACAGGAACCGGTCCAAACAGGTCGGTCATCACCGAATCCGGCGCGTCGAAGCGCGTAGCTCCAGACGCCGATTCCAGCGAAGAAGTGACATTGGGTATATCCGCGCAGGTCGTTAGGTCTGACATCCTCAATGCTCCGTTCGTCTACATCGCCGGGCGCGATATGCCCGGCTTCTATAAGGTTGCGCAACCACTGCGCGGCGTATGGGTCAATCTCGTTGTAATAGGCGGGCATGGCCTCTCCGATGATGTCGAGATGCTACCCCAAAACATCTCAGAAAGGTAGTATTGGTGCGCGAATTTTTATACCTGCATCATCAGCGAAGCGAACGGATTGAACTCGCGGCCGACGAGCGATCGAGCGCGCCGCAACGTCTCTTCGGTTAGCGCTTTGGCGCGCGCAATTTCCGTCTCTTCCTCGTGGCGCTCGTCGCGCTTCGGGAGCGGGCCGTGTGCGTTCCATTTCGGCATTGGCGGCGTCTCGCCCTGGCCAAACGAATACAGCTTCGCCGGATGACCGCGCATCGGCACGATCCAGTCAGAGGCGTAGATTCGCCCGTCGCGCGCAGCGAGGTTCATTGCAGTGCGCGCCGTCGTTTCTCCGATGCCGAGCGCTTCGGCAATCTGCGCCTTCGTTTTCGGGCCGTGCTCGACGAGCAGCGCGAGGATTCGACGGTAGGTGGCGCTGCGGTTTTCGATTGCGACGGTCATGATTGATATTCCTCGTATCCCTTGCCTGCGGGCAGGCGAATGTTGTTTGTGGCGCAATACGCGACGACGTATTCCAGCAAGCTCGTCATGCGCCGGATCGACATGCCGGCCGACGACTCGCGAAGGTTGATGAACTCGCCCTCGATGCCCGGCACGATGTCAGCGCCGCCGCCCGTTGCGACCGTGTGCCCGCTGATCATGAGCACCTTCCATTGCGCCGCGCTCAACGTGCGGCCGTGAAACTTGGCTTGCTTCGCCAGGTCGGAGAACAGCGCGTGCAGAAGCGCGTTTTGCTGCAATGAGCGCGTCGCGGGCTTGATAACGGCGCTCCAACCATCGGGCGCGGTGACGACGGCGCGGGCGGCTTGTGCGCGCGTGCGATCGTTGATGATGACGGCGCATTCATCCATACGTGCGGTGCTCCCCGAGGTTCAGGTAGCCGATCAATTCCTCGCGCGCCTCGTCAAAGCCGCGGCATACGGCGACGTAATACCCTTCGGCGCGCAGCTCGCGGATCATGTCTTTTTGCGACTCGCTCAGTGCGCCGCCCTTCGTGCGCTTCAGTTCGATATACATGCCGCAGTAGATGCCGCACGCCTTGCCGATGATGATGTCGGGAACGCCAGCGGCGACGCCTTCTTTTTTCAGCCGAACCGCCGTGCGCAACGATCGCTTCCCGCCATTCGGCACATGGAAGGCGATCAACTTCGGGAATGCGGCGCGAACCCACTTGAAGAACATCATCTGTTCCGTCGATTCGCTCGGAACGTGCTCGACGCCGTTTTTCGGTTCCTTCACAGTTTCCTGTCACTCCTGATATACGCGTTCAGTTCCTTTCTGGCTATCTGCGCGGCCTTCTCGCCGTGCTCTTGCCTCACCTTCTCGACGAGCGCGCCGGCCTTTGCGTAATAGCCTTGGCGCCCATCTTTTGCCGCATCGCGGAAGCGCTGCCATGCCTCCGCGCGGTGTTGCTCGTTCATGCCGTCAGGTCGGCGATTTGATTGAGCAGAGTTTCGATTTCTTGCTCGGCAAGCCAGCCGATCACGTCGTCTGTTACTGGTGTGTCATACGCGATAGACCAATCCAGATCGTCGGCCGAATGAAACTTGATCACCGCAAGTTCCCACAAACCTTTGCTATACCCGTAGCTGTGCTGGTGTTTAACTGCGCTTGCGCCGAGATTGTTCGGGAATCGATAAATTTTCTGGCGACCGCTTCCATGAATCGAGCGATCGACGATGGGCGTGTGTTTGGTTTCGGTCATATCAGTTCCTTAATGGTTTTATCGTCAGCACCAGACGATTTTCGAAAGCGATACGCTTCGTCGGAAAAACCACACGCCGCCATCGACGCGGGCATACTCCGTATATGCGGACAGGTGCGGGATGATGACGGTGTGCATTGTGGTTCTCGGTTAGAACGGCATCGTGTCGAGTTCGAGCGCGAATTCTTGCGGCTCGACGATCGGCTTGAACGTCATGCGGCGGTATGCGTTGCGCGTGGCATTAACGTCGTCGATGCAGTAGTTCGCGACGGCTTGAATCTGCCCTTGCTGGATCAGCGGCCACACGTCAGCGCCGCACAAGCCTTCGGTCTTTCCCGCAATGCCGAGCGCTTTGCACAGATTGTCGAGCGAGATGTTGTTGCGCGAATCCCATCGAACCATCGTGTCGAAAATGTGATCGGACCAAGGCGCCGCGCCGAACGGGATGAACGCGGGCGGCTTGATGCCGAGAATCACCGCGCGCTTGTAGATGAACGGCAGATCGAAGCCAGCGAGGTTGTGCCCGATGAACACCGGATTGCGCATGAGCGCGGGCGCGTAGAGTTCGGAGAGCGTCGTGAAAAAGTCGCTGATAAGCCGGCTCTCTGCGGCGGCGTCGAGCGAATCGACTTGATAGGCCATCGCCGGCTGATCGTCGATTGCGAAGCCGATCACCGCGATCTGCCCTTGCGCGCCGTCGAACGATGTTTTGGCGAGCATGGCTTGCGCCGTCTCTTCGAGCTTTTCATCGCGGAAGCGCTCGACCCACATTTCCAGCGCGCGCGCCTTCGAGGTGAATTTGATCTGGTCGGCGTCTTTCATGCCGAGTTCGGCGCACGCGCGCTCTTTCGTCATGTCCGACGGGGCTTTGAAGTTCTCGCGCAGGTCGGAGCGGATTTCTTCGATCAGTTCCGGGTTCTGCGCCGGCACGGTTTCGATGTCGACAACAATCTCTAATTGGCTCACTTTACTCTCTCCGAGGTAGTGTTGTAGGGCCAAAAAACGGCGCCTCTAAAGACGCCTTCGTTCTGAGCACGTTGATAGAATACCCGCGAGGTGCGGAACCGTCAAGCGGTTTGGGCGCGACTTTCTTCGATTTTCGTGCGGCGCATGGTATCGACGTTGTGCTCGTGGAGAATGATCAGCCTGAGGTCGTTCGCCAGATCGATCACGTCCCCCGAGAGCATCACAGCCAGGTTCGTGACGCCGCTCGTCATCGTTTGCTCCAGCTTGTGCAGCGCCGCGCGCAGTTCGAGCGTTGCTTCGGCGCTGTTCTTCGTTTGTTCGGTCATTTCATCCCCTGATTACGTGAAGGAACGCGGTCACGGCCGCGCTGAGTATGTCGTGCGCGGCGAGCGCGTACATCGCCGCGATGAATGTGTCGCGCTTGCTCATGCGCCCGTATCCTTTTCACGAAAGAGCACAGTTTCAATGCGACCGTCGAAGTGATGCAGCCTCGCCTTCTCGCGATACCAGTCTTTCTTTACCTCACGGATCGGCTCGCCGTAGAGCGTCGGCTCATCGGTCCCGTCGCTGTCGTTGACCCAAAACGACCATCGATCGCCGCAGCAGTCGCACGAATCGCTGTTGTCGCAAAAAGTTTCAGCCTTCGCGATCGCTTCGGATGCGTTGCGCGCCTGGATATAGACGTATTCGCACACATTGTCGTCTTCGACGAATCTGCCGCCGCTGTTGTTCTGGCTGAACTGGAACCACTTCAAGTCAACCGTGATCGTCTGTTTCATGTTCTCGCTCGATGATGCCCGGCGCGGGGCCGGGCGATTGGCCTATTAGAAGGGAATGTCCGAGTCGTCATCATCGAACCCGCTCGACTGCTGCGGCTGCTGGCGCTGAGTGCTCGCGCGCTGCTGTCGCGGCGCTCCGGTGCTCGGATTGCGCGGCGCGTTCTCGTTGTCCTGGCGCGCGCCGAGCATCTTGAACGTGTCGACGCGCAGCTCGGTCACGTACTTCTGCTGTCCGTCTTTCGACTCATACGAGCGCGTTTGCAACTTGCCTTCGACGAGCACTTGCGCGCCCTTCTTCAGATATTCGCCGGCGATTTCGGCCTGACGCTTGAAGCAGACCGCGCGGAACCATTCTGTGCGCTCTTGCTTCTGCCCGCCCGAATCCTTCCAGGACTCGGTGACGGCGACGCTGAAGTTCGCGACCGCATCGCCGTTACTCAAGTAGCGCACCTCCGGGTCTTGCCCCAGGTTGCCCGCAATAATTACCTTTTGGTACGAAGCCATATCATTCCTCTCTTCTGCTTAAATTAGGCGCGCGCGTGGCGTGCCGGGTTTCGGGTAATCGGAATCGAGCCGATCAGAACCGCGCACTGCTGCCCGCTCGCTTGCGCGATCATCTCTGCGAAGTCTGAGCACGCGCAATGCAACAGTGCGGCCGTCGGTTCCTTCGCGCTGCCGAGCGAGTCGAGGGATTCGAGTAGCGCGCGGAAGGTTTGGCGGTGGCGGATCATGCTGACGCTTTCTCGATGTGCTGCCGCGCCGCTGCCAAGCTCGTTTCTGATGAGTCGGGGTCTAGCCCAAGTCGCGCGCACATCTTATTTGCCGACGTCGAGCCGAATCCAAAAGTCTCCATCGCTAGAACCCAATTCGGCATGCGCGTTCTTTTCACGATTCGGCGCACGTTGGCGAGAATCAGCGCATCGCGCTTGTCCTGTTCGCTCATATCATCCCTCTCTTCGCTATCCGGCGCTCCGCGCGCCGGGTGTGATTTACGCTGCGGCTTCGGCCGGCTCTTGCTTCGTGTGCGCGTCGATGACTTCCTGCTTTGCGAGCTTGAATTGCTCGTAAGCGTCGGCGTCGTTCAGTTCGCTCGCATGCTTGCGCGCGGCATCGAATGCGGCTTTGAGCGCTTCGCCAGTCTTTGCGCCCTTGATCGCGGCGACGTGGCGCTTGACGTCGGCGGGCTTCATGAATTGCGGCTGCTGCGTGCGCTGCTGACCGACACCTGACGCCGCATTGCCGTCGTCATCGTCCTGATACAGCCCCGTAATCGCTGCGAGCGAGTAACGGCGCATGTACGTGATCGCGCTTCCGACGCCCTGCGGATCGGCCTTCTGGAGCGGCGTGACGGCCGTCGATTCGATCCATTCGCCCGACTCGTGAATCAGGCGCGTCGTGAGGTGCAGTTTGCCGTCATCCGACGGCGCCGGCGACTGAATGAAGATTATGCCGGCGTCGTTCAGCGGCCCTTTCACCGCGTCGATCACGCCCGGAAGGTCTGCATACTTGCTCTTGAAGTGCGGGTTGCTCGCGTCTTTCGCGGCGAATCGGATCGCGCGCTGAGCTTGCAGAAGGGCCGGCGCAATCTTACCGATGCTTTCAGACGTTTTCATTTTCGTTTTCTCCGTAGGTTTCGAGGTATTGCTGTTCCTGCTCTTCGAGGTATTGCTGTGCTTCTCGGTCGTCGTCGTTCATACCGGCGAAACTCCCATCGCTGCGCAATAGCCAAGAAACAGTCCGAAGGCGATTGCGAGGGTCCAATCAAAGGCGCGCGTGCTCATGACAGCACCTTCGTAAAAAGGCCCGTCATACGCGAGAGAAGCATGATTTGTCGCTCGATTTCAGCGGCGCGTGCCTGCTGCTGCTTGAGGTAGACGCGGTTCGATCGTGCGTCGCCGCCGTCCTGTTGGATCAGCATTTCCGCGACTTCGACGCCGCTTTGGGCGCTGAATCGAGCTGCTTCGATGAGTTCTTTGAACTGCGGAGGTATTATTTGCTGGCTCATTATCGTGCTTCCTTTCGCTGGTGGTTGTGTGCTGCGTTGGTGTGAATCATATCTCAACGGTGGGCAGTGTCAAGCGTTTTCTCTCAAAAAGAGATTAAATTAGCTCGGCACAAACCCTAGCTCGGCGAAACGCGCCTTCAACGCCTGGTGCGCGGCGACTTCGAGCGCATGGACTGCGCGCGCGACCTTCTGCGCGAGGCGCGATACGGCCATGTGTGACACGCCATGCGCTTGACCCACGTCGCGCGTTGTCGGCATGTACGCCTCCCCGAACGTGAATTCGCGGTCTATAACGGCCTCCAGGAGCGCCGTATTCGCGTGCATGTGGGTCATGTGGAACTTCAGCAGCGCGAGGGCTTGCGCGTGCTTCTGATCGGCGTCATCGGCCTTTTGAGCGCTCCAGCGGCGCCCTTCGTACTTGCGCAGCGTGCCGGGATCGCGGTGATAGCGCGCGATGACTGCGGCGCGCTCGATGGCGGTGAGCGTCGAGTCGATGGCCTGCATCGCCCATGCTGCATTGGTCACGCGGTCTGTCCAATCCTGCTTTTCGGTGACGGTGCTGCGCGCGACGGATTCGGAGTAGCCCGGCACCTTAACCGCGGAGGCTAGTGCGATCGTTTCGAATACGCTTTCGAGCGCTCGATGTACCGTTGCAAAGGGGTGAATTCCACGCACCGCGCCCGCATTACCCGATCCTTCGCGCATATCCAGTCTCCCAACAGTTCCGTTTTGCCTAGTGACCAAGTGCAATGCCTGCACTCCGGGTTTCGTTCCTCTCGCTCGATGAGGATGTCGAGCGGATTTCGTGTCTCGCCGCGTCGCGCCCACGTCATGCGAACAAATCCGGCGCGCTCGCAACGAGCTTGCATGTGCGCCGCGTGATCGGGTCTTTGATCCGCACGCCCGGCTCGATCACCGCGCCAGTCGCCAGAAGTTCGTTCACGCGCCCCGTCACCGACTGGATCGGCAGTCGCAGCGCGCGGGATATGGCGTTGCGCGTGACGCCGGCCGGGTAGATCGTCCGCAAGAAGCGCTCGACGGCGATGCGCTGGCGGTCGGCTTTTCCTTCTGCCCGATGCTCGTCGAGTGCTTCTATGCTGGTCGATGCGGTCATTTCTGGCCTATGCGGTTGGAATATCCTCAGGTGATTTTAACGCATTCAATCTCCGCGAGGTAGCATTTTCGGGCAAAAATTTCGTCGCCTCGGTGAATGCGATTCGCGGCGTGTTCGAGCCGTTTTGCAGCACGAGCTGCGCTTTCTTCGGGTCGCCGATCAGCAAAGGGGGTGCGATCGGGTAGCCCTGGCGCGCGTTGTAATCCCCGGGCGAACCGATGAGTTTCGACGGATACGGGGGCACCTCGCCGCGCATCTTGTAGCCGCGATACCGGTTCACGAACTCGTTCTGCGTGAACGGGTATTGCTCGGCATCGACCCGGCACAGCTTGATCCAGCCGCCCATGTCCTCGACGACGCGATGAATCAGCGGATCGTCGAACACGACCGAATACTGGTCGCCGCGCGTGCGAATCGCGTAATCGACGGCCGACCAAGCGAGGTTTGCGGAATCCTTCGTCGAGCCTTGCAGCATCTTCACGATGTCGGCCGGCTTCGGGCACCATTGGCCGGAATCGGGGTTCATTGCGTGCTGTCCGAGCGCGCGCTCGATCGCAGCAATGTCGAACGGCTCCATCGCCATCGTCCACACGTTCAGCGCGAACTCGGAGAAGTCCTGTCGGTAGAACGCGTGAACATCGGCGAGCACTGCGGCGAGGCGAAGCTGATCATTCGGTTTCATCGTCGTTCCCCTTGGCGGCTTCTTCAGCCTGTAGGCGCGCTGCCAGTCGCTCGACAACCGCGCGGTTATTGCGTTCGAGTTGTTCTTGCTTGCTCACGTACCCGCCCGGATTGCGCGGCCCTGCTTGGCGTTGAACCTGCTGCGCTAGGTCGAGCGCGCTTTGCTTTGGCTGATCGCGATCTCGCCACCATTTCGCCTTAAACCCGCGCCAGGGCGTCGTCGCGCAGTGGGCGATTGCTTCCGCCATCGTGATCCCTGCTTCAGCGACTTGCTGCTCGATACCCTCGAAAATGCTTGCCGTCGCGCTGTCCCCGCCTGCTTTTCGAATCTTCAGCCAGTCCCGCGCGTGCTTCGGCTCAACGCCTCTTTCGAGCAGCCAAGCCATCGGGTCGAAGTCATCAGGAGACGATGCGCGCCGTGCGCGCGGTTTTGTCTTTCCTTTGGTTTCTGGTTCTTGGTTATTGGTTATTGGTTCTTGGTTTGCTTGCGAAGAGGTTTCGTTAGCTTGGCTATTGCTATCCTGTTGGTTAGCTATAGGAAAGCTATAGGTTTCTTCCTGCTTTGCTTCCGCTTTCCTTGGCCTACCTCCCAGTTTCCCTCTCTCCCTTGCTGAGTCTGACTTTGCGCGATATGCGGCGATTTCAGTGTCGCATCGCTCGTTGTGATAGCCGTCATCCTGAAGCGTGAACTTGTCGGAGAGCAATTCCTGTACGATCGCGCGCTGTTCGTCGCCGCGGGCGCCGATTTTCTTGCAGACAGCGTTCAGATCGACCGGCAACGGCTGCTCAGTGTCGTAGTAGACCTCGATCAAGTCGCGGTATATCCATCGCTCAAGCTGAGACATGCGCACGGTTCCGGCGTTGAAGTCGCCGATGTGGTGTTGGTAGTAGTTCACGCCGGCACCTTTGCGGCCATCTTTGCGGCTTCAAATTCGAGCCTTTCCGTTTCCTCCTCGTGCTCGCGATAACGGATCGCATTGCAGAGCGTGTCAAGATTCACGACCACACGGAGCTTGTCGAAAATCTGTTGCTGGAGTTCGCGGCCGACAGCAAAAGAGAAATTCTTCTTGCCGATCCGAACGAGCGAAAACACGTCGTAGCTCACGCAGGCTTCAGTGCACACGGCGCGCATTTCGTCGTGGCCTACCTGCTTCCAAACTTGGTGCGCGGAGAGCACGGGAAGCGCCCGCATATCGTCGTCATAGGTCGCCGGAAACCCGTACATGTTGAGATTCTGCTTCATGCTTCCCTCTCCGAAAGTGGTTTATTAGGGGTAGTATAGCCACCATAAGGGTAGGATGCAAGTCAAAAAAGAGAGGTCTTATCACAAGACTCAGACAAAACGCGTCTACTTAGTGTGGGGTTTCTATTGCAGCGCTTCCTATCGCCGTGGTATGGTTCCGTATCAAAGCGGCACAGAAACCAAAATTACATTGCCTACTGGACGGAAAATGGACATCACAGAGATTCGCTACCGCAACTTCAAACACCTTTTTGAGCAATTCAAAGAGGTAGTCCGGAGAGACGATCCAGGTGCGCCAGAGAAAGGTATGTTGAAGCTCTTCGGAGAGAGGGTCGGAGTGCGCGAGGCTTACATGTCGCACATCAATACCAAGTACAAGGGCATCGGCCGAACCACCGCGCGCAAGATCGAACAGGCGTTCAAGTTATCTGAAGGTTGGATGGATCGAGAGCACGAAAAGAGGGAGCGCGCTGAACAGGCTCAGCCGGCGAACGTCGCCGCAGAGCCAGCGCCCGAGCCGACCGACGCCGACGAGCTGGTATTTCTAGAGACGGCGATCGAGCTATACCGCAGAGACCCCATCCGCGCTCAGACGGCCCTGCTCAAAGCCATGTCCAACAAATTCAAGGCGTAACAAAAGTCAGACATTTGTAACCAGTTACGCCTATCACAAATCGACAGGTATTTGTTGCCGTATCCGCTAATCTAATGTAATAAAATCTTCAATCATCTGCTTGTACTACCTTTGGGCTAGGGGTACGATTGGTTCCTGTCGGTGCTGTGACTGCCGATCTGACCTCCCCTTGGATCAAAAAGAAAATGTTGAGCGAACAAAGCATTGCAGTCCCTAGTCTGGCAAACGATGTCGTGCCGGTAGTCGCGCCATCGGTGATGAGCGAAGATGAATTTTTGATAGCCGTTTCGATGTTGAGCCACAGCGAACGGATGGAGTTTTTGCGTTGTATGAACGCAACACACTAAATTTCGAGATGTTTCATCTCTTTAGGGTATTGACAGGAGCGTTCCAAGGAAATACAATTCTGTCATGTTGAAGTAATCCGCAAGAACTCTCCGTAGCAGTGCTTCAAAGGGCGCCAAGGGTCAAACCTCGGCGCCCTTTCTTTTTTGCTGCTCGAAAACACAAGTCCCGAGTTCAAATCGGGCCGACTAGCCGGCGTAACTGGCTCCTTCGGGTTTCGTGCCTTGTCTGATGCGCAACGCATCGAAGCCGCTTATCCAGCGCACTTCCCCGCCGCTACGGGCGGTGAGGCGCGAAACCCGAAGGCTTCCAAGCCAGGCAAGTGCCGCAACCATTCCCCGATGGCCGGTGCGATACATGCGCGACCGCGCGAACTCTGACGTTAAAAACGAAAAGCCGCTCGGTTGAGCGGCGCGGCGGATCGGGTTGCCACCCATGATCCAATGCCAAGGAGTCGGAAGCCCGATTTGGCGGTCGGGCACACCGAATCTCATTTTAGTGCTACACACGCGCGCGCCTGAAGTTTGCGCAGTGCTTCGCGATTGTCGGCAAGGTCATCGCCCCAATCGACGAGCGCTTTACAGATTGCGCGATACTCTTTCGCATTCTCTAGAGCGTTCCGCTTCTCGATCGTTCGCTGCTGAATCTTCCGCGGCTTACGCTCGATGCCGGCAAGTATGGTTGCAAGTTCGGCTCCCTCCCTGGCGTCAAGCGCCTTTAGGTAGAACGACTTCGGGTTTCGGGCATAGTCTCCCGGCGCTCCGATCGCTCGCCGATAAAGCTCGACGAGCAGGTGTTTCGGTAGTGCTGCGAGTTGCGGTCTATTCATTGGAGCGTTGGCGAGTCAATAAACGGGTTCGGTCCCAAGCCTTCGTCGGCGGCGGATATTGCAAGGCAATCGTGCATTTCTCGCGTGAAGTATTCGAGCGTCGACGCTATGTCGCAATTCTGCTCCGACAGCAGCAGGAGGAATTCGGAAAAGCCCTCCCAGTGACCGCCCTGCCGTCCGAGCGCAGCGTTGATCAATGTGCGCGCATCGTCTTTGCGGCCTGCAAGGTTGAGTCTTGCGTACTCTGCGGCGGCGTTTGCGCCTTCGATATTGCGAGCAATGAATTCGGCGTATTGAGCGTGGTTCAGGGCCATTTTGTTCTCTCCGGTTGGCGCGCCGTTTCGTCAGCGCATGGTTGAATCATGCCACCCGGAGAAAACAACAGTCAACAAATATTTTGACTGTTTGTGTCGGTGATCAATCGTCCATCCGGGCAAAGTGTCGATCAGCTTCGCGCTCATCACGAGCTGCGCGGCGTTCTTCGGCTGTCATCTCTTCCTCATCGTAATTGTCGCACTCGAAATCGTCGTAGTAGTGGAGCATTTCGGGCCTCGCGGTGTGTTGTTGTATGTGTGAAGCATACCCGCGAGGTAGCAGAACAGTCAACAAATATCTTCGCTGTTTATCCTATAGGGGTAAAACCGATGCTTTCTGCTCTCTTTTCGGCGTTTCAATCCCCTGAAGGTATGGTAAGATTTGTCCTACAGTACGCGGGATATGAAACGACGGGGCCGGTCCCGTTTGGCCACGCACTGCACCTAACGACGATTCGGGGATTACGGTGAAACAAGAACGCATCTACGCGCAAATCACCCACGAGGTAGTGCGCCAATGGCAGGCAGATACGGGGCGCCAGGTCGCGCCAGCATGGGCGGCAGAGAGTCCGAACTACCGCGAGGCGCTTGAGGGTCTGATACGCCAGGTCATCGCGGGCACGATCGACCCTGAGGACGTTGCCGATTCGCTCGGCTCCGCAGGTCGCATCGCCCTTCCGATCCTTGTCGGCATCTGTCCGGGCGGGGCTTTTGAAGAGCCTGAAGTCGACGACCCCGACCGCAAGCCGGGCTATTCCGAGAAGGATTTAAGGCGCGAGGCGCCGCACAAGCGCGAGGCGAAGAGGCCGGGCGAAGTCGTGACGGTGACCGAATGAGCGCCGTCAAAGAGTTCGTCATTGGCATGGCGATCGGGGCCGGCTGGATTTGCGTTGCGGTAGGTCTGGTGACGCCGATCGCGATGTTTCTGCATTGATCATGGGGCGAGGCGTCGAGCGTGAAAGCGCGGGTGACGTGCAAGCGTTCCGCCTACCGCCGATATGCCGAAGGGCTTTCGGCCGAAAGTGGCGATAAGGTCGCGCACCGCTCGGCGCTTTGCCCCTACCTAGGGAGAGATGATGAAGAAATCAAAAATGACCGCCTGGTATCCGGGCAACGTGAGGCCGGCGCATGTGGGCGTGTATGAGACGGCACCGCAGCACGGCCACAAGTGGTTTCAGTTCTGGAATGGTAGCTGGTGGGGTTACGCAGCCAACAACGTTCAGCGCGCTTTTGAATGGCGCGACGTGCGTTCTGCGCATCAGTGCGACGACTGGCGCGGCCTCACTGCTCCCGCAAAGTAAGGCAATCAGCCGGTGAGAATCCGGCGCTCTCACGCATGGCGATTGGTGCCGCCTAAAGGCGCGGCTAAGAGGATGGATCAATCATCTGCCAGTCTCCAGCCGTGAGAGCGATTCGCGCAAGTGCGCGCATGTACTACACGGTCGCTGCGGCTTCGTCGCGACGAGGTCGGGAGGGCTGCTAGCGGCCCGTAACCTTGGCAACCCGCGTGCAAGCGATAGGCCATCGCGGCGAGTAGCGTCGCCCGCTCTCTTTTCTTTCGCGCGCCTCCGGTCAGGGCAGGCACCCGGATCACATACGGGCCGGAAGCGCGCACCCCTACAGGAGCACCCCATGTTCGTAACTGACGCATTCGAATGCTTCGGAATGTGGGCGAACGCCTACGCTCGCGCGGCGTGGCTCTGGTCGCTCGAGCTAGATCGGTGGGCGGCGATGTGCTCGACAAGGTGAGCGGTTTCGGGATCAACAGCCAATAACAATTTCCACTGTTCGGGGAAAGAGATGATAGACGAAGCCGGAATGCCGATGCTGGTCGAAGCGGTGACAAATCTGGATCGAACCGAGACGGTGCGGATCGCCGATAACGCGGCCGGGTATGCGAAGGCGTTCGCTGGCGCTGACGGCATGATCACATATCGCCGCGTCGAGCCGCCGATCGAATCCAGGCGGAGCGCCGTCGACGAGAAAGCCGAACTCGACGAGCGTATCGGCAAGCTCTGCGCGTTCCTGAAGAGCGACGCATACCGCGCCCTGCCCGACACCGATCGTTTCCTGCTCGAGCGGCAGATCAGCCACATGCGCGACTACGCGCACATTCTGTTCATGCGTGTTGCGAGGTTTGGATGAGCGCTTGGGACAAGTTCTACTGGTTTTGCTTCGGCTCAAACGTCATGTGGCTCATGAGCGCTCTACAGCACGGCGACAAGTCGAGAGGCGAAATTGTGTTCATGAGCGCGTGCGTCGGTCTCACCGTGTTCTGTGAAGTCATGCAGTGGGCCGCGGAGAAATACCTTGCGAGGCGCGCGTGACGTGCGACTGCTGGCGCTGTGAGCGCGACAAGGCTGAAGGCGTGTTCTTCCGCGTCCGAATGATCCTCTGCCCGACGTGCGGAAACAAGCGATGCCCGAAGGCGAACGATCACCGGAACGAATGCACCGGATCGAACGAGCCAGGGCAGAAAGGGAGCGCATACGAATGATCGATCAGGCGATGACATACGGGCTGCTCGCGATCGTCGCAACCGGCGCATTCGGCTTCTGCTGCGCGATTCTCACGTTCGCTTACGTGGCGTGCCGGGCAATGCTGAGGGATATGTGATGGGAAGCGAGGCATCGTGAACGACGCGCTGCGTGAAGCAATTCGCTACCGAGTCACTACCTACCCGCGCGCGCCCGCGAATCAGCCCCGAGACGCGCGCGAGTTGGTTCGTTGCTTCTGGTGCAATCACTGGAAGGCGCTCGGCGCGGTGTGCTGCGATCCGGTGACGATGGCGCAGCTCTAGTTCAGCATTTGTCCGGTTCTCGCGTCCCAATGCTGAATCTTGTAGATGCGGTTGCAATCGTCGCCGACGCAGATTCCCGGAATGCTCTGGATACGCTTTGAGGCGTAGCGCTCATTGCCGGCTGAGATTGCCGCGCGCTGCTTCTCTTCCTTGAGATCGCGACATGTGCGCATGCCATCGGACCAAATGACGCCATCGGGACATTTCTCGTCGGGCGGGCCGATTGTGTAGGCGTGAGCGCTGAACGAGGCGACTGCGAGGGCTGCGGCGATGGTCTTTTTCATGGCGTCGACGTGGAAAAGCCCGCGCGTGCGGACGATGCGTCATTCTAGCGCCAATGCTTGATGTATCGATACGCGTCAAGGGCCGCGAAGCCCTGCGCTCTCAGGTGTCGATAGTACGCGAGTCGGCTCATATTATCGGCGGCTCCGGGTTGTTTAGGTAGCGCATTACGCGGCCTGCTTCGCGCTGATCTTGCGCAGCTCGTCGAGAATGTAGGACGACGATCCGAGCGCGGCGCACTTGTCGAGCGAGAACGGCAGCGATGCGACGAGAGATTGCAACTTCTCGATTTCCTGCGCTGCGTGCTGCACTAAGATTTTTTCGAATGTAGTCATGGTCGACTCCTTACGCTTCGAGCTTGCGGCACACCATCGCGTCGGGATACGAATCGCGCATCAGGCGAATCGCGCTCTCGACTGCGCGTGGCTGGTTCGGGACGGTGACGCTGGACATCATCTTGCCGTTGACGAAAGCTGCGATCGTTACCGTGTTCATTTCTTCTCTCCGGTTGGTGCGCGTCGTTCAGCGCATGGGATGAATCATACCGTCGAGAGATTCGAACAGTCAACAACTATTTTCGCTGTTATTTGCTAGGGAGAAACCCGGATGACCGACATCGCGCACACACTCGCCGAGCGCGGCGCTCGATATGGCGTGTTCGCCGACCATGCGGTGATCGCGCAAGGGTTGAAGGAAGTGATGTGGCGGGCGCCAGGGTGGGAGCGCCTGCAACCGGATCAGAGGCAGGCGCTCGAGGTCATCGGCGACAAGATCGCGCGGATACTGAACGGCGATCCGGACTATCACGACAACTGGCACGACATACAAGGGTATGCGCGCCTCGTTGCCGATCGGTTGGTTTAGGCTCCGCTCTCATTGCCTTTCCTTGCTCGGTCGATGGCGGCGTCGAGCGTATCGCCCCACACGCTGTCGAACATATCGTGCTGGTCTTTACCTCCTTCGCGTAGCCACCGATACCGCACTGCATCGCTTTCATCATCCGGCGTGGGGTGGGTGGCGGCATTAAGTCGTTGCTCAAGTTGGTGATCCGTCAGGAACTCTGCTTCGAAGCCGTCGAGTGTTCCGTCTCGCTCGCGTGACAGGCAATCACCATCCGAGCCGCTGTAGTTTTCGCCGTTCCACGTCCACACCGTTAGCCCCTCGCCGTCGTAATTGCGGTCACGGATGAGCGCGAACATTTGCTGATTCTCGGGCTTCCTCTCCGCCAATACGCGGGATTCGAGGGCGGCGTTCCATGCGCGGTATGCAGCGACACTTTCACCGGGCGTCAGCGGATGATTGCAGTCGTTGAAGTTTCCTTCGTGCGGGCCTTTGAGCCATTCATCGAAAGTCATTTGCTCGCTCCCTTGTCTCAGTAAAGGTTCTCGGAATACAGCGTGCCGCCATTGGCCTCATCGCCGCCACAACGGCGGACAATTTGCCCCGCTTCTTTGGCAACCTTCCATGCTTCAGTGCGGCTAAGATACGCGCCCTTGTTGTCGATGAAGCCTTGATCGACGGGATCGCCCTCCGTATCGATGTGTCGCATGAACGCATCCCAATGGCGAATGCCGAGAACAACTTCACCGGTGAACCGCTTACGATTTGCCGCACATACGATGCGATGCTCCGCATCAATCCTGTCTTGCTCTGCGGACTGGGCGAGAGGGGCGGCGTAGATCGCAACAAAGCCTTCGCGCGGTTCCTTGTTCAGAAAGCAGCCCTTTCCCGCGATGCGCGGGTCTGCTAGTGACTCCAAGTCCGCCGCACGGACATACGCCACCGCCTCTTGCTTGTCGCTCGGATTGGCGAGAGGGGCGGCGTCTCGGCCAAGAGTGACGCACTCAGGTCCGGTCACGCATTGATCGCCGACACATGAGCGGCAATTGCCATCCTCTTGCTTTCCGCTCTGATTGGGCGCGGATGCGGCGAGAAGCGCGCGGGCGGCTTCCATGGTGCTGAGATAGCTCCCCGGCGCGTTGCCGTCGTTGATGCATAAATCGAGAGCGTCGATGATCTGCTTCGTGTCATAGCTCATTTTTAAACCTCCCACGTAACCGGCACAGCAATTTTCAGCGCGCGAGCGTTCAAACCCGCGCGGGCTTCGGCTTCGGTGTCGAACCAGTCGGCGTGACCGCCTGGAAACACGTTCACATACACGGTGCGCGTCGGGCGTTCGATCGCGGCCGGTTTCGTCTCATCTTTCATTCGTGCTCTCTCTTTCGGGTTGTGATGTCCTGAAATACTACCCGAAAGAGAGCGTATGTCAACAGGAGATTCTATGAAGCGCGTGCAATGCAAAGCGTTCGCGCGCTCGACCGGCGCGCAGTGCGCAGCGAAGGCGGTTCCGGGTAAGGAAGTCTGCCGCGTGCATGGCGGCATGTCGGACGGAGCGCCGGAAGGCAATCAGAACGCACGGAAACACGGCATATACGGCAGTCACTTCACCGACGAAGAGCGCGACGCCCTGCCCGACATCGAATCGCGCATCGGCACGCTGACGGACGAAATCACGCTTTGCCGAGTGCGGATCAATCGCGCGCTCGCAGCGGAAAACAGCGCGTTCAAGCTCGATCCGAACGGGCTTGAAATCGTGCGGTTCGTCGACAAGGCTGCGACCGAGTTCAGCGCCGGCCCGGAACACGTACACGAGCGCATCGATTACGGCGCGCACGTCGAACGGTTGCTGAAGCGGCTCGAATCGCTCGAAAAGACGCGCGCGGAGTTGATCAAGCTCGACCGCGAGAACGGCGACGGCGGCGACGATGGCCCGCTGACCGAAATCGAGGTGCATGTCGTGACCGCTGAGAACGTCCATATGTACCGCGACGGCGGCGACGATGAGTAAGCTCAAAATGGTGATGACTCCGCCGCAAGCGGAGTTCTTCAACCTGTCGGACAAATATTCCTGTTTTTGCGCCGGTTTTGGAACTGGAAAGAGCGAAACGATGGCGAACTGCGCGATACGTGATGCGCGCATGTCGTCTTCGTCAATGATCGCGCTGTACGAGCCGACGTATGACTTGATCCGCCTGATCATGGCGCCGCGGATGGAAGAGAAGTTGCAGCAGCAAGGCATCCGCTACAAGTACAACAAGACCGAAAACATCATTTACACGTCGTCATCGGGAATCGGTGACTTCGTGCTGCGGACGCTCGAAAATCCGGCGCGCATCGTCGGTTACGAATCGTTCCGGGCGCACGTCGACGAGCTTGATGTGCTGCAAGAGGACAAAGCGCGTCTCGCCTGGCAAAAGATCATCGCGCGGAATCGTCAGCGCGTGACCGTGATCGACGGCAAGACCGGCGCGCGGAAGAAGGCGCTCAACCGGGTCAGCGCGTACACGACGCCGGAAGGCTTCAAGTTCACGTACAAGACGTGGAAGAAGAACCCGAAGCCGGGTTATCGGCTGATCCAAGCGGCGACCGCATCAAATCCGTTCCTGCCCGATGACTACATTCAGGGCTTGATGGATTCGTACCCGCCGCAACTGATCGCAGCATACCTGCGCGGCGAGTTCGTCAACCTGACGCAAGGCACGGTGTATCTGTGCTTCGACCGCAAAGAGAGCGTCAAGCCCTGCCCGTATAACCCGGCGCTCCCGATTCACATCGGGATGGACTTCAACGTTAATCCGATGAGCGCCAGCGTTCACCAAGAGCAGCCGAACGGCGAAATTTGGTGCGTCGGCGAATTCGCGGTCATGTCGAGCAACACGCACGACCTCGCCGACCGAATCATCGAGCGATACGGGCGCGAGTCATTCGACCCGACGAAGAAAGACCTGTCGCACATCACGATCTATCCCGACCCGGCCGGCACGCAGCAGAAGACGAGCGCGCAGGGCAAGACGGACGTGAGCATTCTGCGCGACAAGGGCTTCCGCGTGATTCACATGAACGCGCACCCGACGATCCGCGACCGCATCAACTACGTCAACGGATGGCTGCTCAACGGCGACCGAGTGCGGCGCTATTTCGTCGACCCGTCGTGCGAGAACGTCATCCAGTGCTTCGAACAGTTGATTTACGACCCGAACACAGGGCAACCGGATAAGAAATCTGGCGCGGATCACATGCCCGATTCGGTTGGTTACTACCTCTGGACTAAGCACCGCTGGATTCCCGCGCAACGCACGCAATCCGATCACCTTCACCGATGAGGCGCGCATGAAAGCCGCTCACTTCTCACCGCTTCACTCGATGCACGTTATCGCGCCCGATGAGGTCGGCGAAAACATCGATCAGTTATTCGAATACGTGACGCTGAAAGGCGTCGTCGCAGTGCTTACGTGGACGGCTGACGGCGGAATGATCGGCTCGGCGCATCTCATTAAAAACAGGATTCATTGAATGTGGAAGACGCTACGGGACAAACACCCGAAAGACAGTGACTTACCCGATCGAGCGCACACAGTCGGATGCTTGACCGCTGTGCTCGACGGCACGCAATACGACGTCCTGCCCTACTCGTTCCACACCGAAAAATCGGAAGCCGACGAATACATTCCGCTGCGCGAGCGCCGGCCGTCGGTTCGGTTCGCACTGTGCTCCGAAGTCGTCGATGATTCGGTCGGCCTGCTGTTCTCCGAAGAGCACTTTCCGACCGTCGCGAGCGAGAACGCGGACGCGGCCGAAACGCTCGAAGCGATCGCGAAAGACTGCTACCTGAACGAAGTGATGATCGACGCCGCGACGCGCGGATCGGTCGGCTCGGTCGCGGTGCAATTGCGGGTGTTGAGCAACCGTCTGTTCTTCGCCGTGCGGAACACGCAATTCCTCACGCCGATCTGGAAGGATGACGCGCCCGACACGCTCGAAAAGGTCGTCGAACTGTACAAAACGAAGGGTCGCGCGCTCAAAGCGCTCGGCTATCCGATCGCCGACGACATGCTCGCTCAGGATCACTGGTTCCGCCGCGAGTGGGATGCGAGCGCCGAATCATGGTTTGACCCGATGCCGGTCACGAAAGACAACGACCCGGAAGCGATGACGCGCGACGACAAGCGCAGCGTGTCGCACAAGCTCGGCTTTGTCCCGATCGTCTGGATGAAGAACTTGCCAGGCGGCGACGAAATCGACGGGAAATGCACGTTCGCCAAGGCGATCGACACGAACATCGAAATCGACTACTTGCTCAGTCAGGGCGGGCGCGCGCTGAAGTATCAGAGCGACCCGACGCTGCTCATCAAAGAGCCGGCGACCGGGCAAGGCGGCACGCTCACGAAGGGCGCGGGCAACGCAATCGAAGTCGGCCCGGACGGTGACGCCAAGTTGCTCGAAATGAGCGGCGACGGCACGAACGCGCTGCTCGAATACGTGCGGCTCGCGCGGCAAGTGGCGCTCGAATCAATTCACGGCAACAAGGCCGACGCCGACAAGATCGCGGCGGCTCAGTCAGGGCGCGCAATGGAGTTGATGAATCAGGCGCTTATCTGGCTCGCCGACAAGCTGCGCATCTCCTACGGCGAGAAGGGCTTGCTGCAACTCTATCGCATGATCGCGAAGGCGTCGCAGAAAGCATCGCTCGTCGACTCCGAAGGCCAGAAGATTCCGAAGATCGCGACCGACAAGCCGTTCACGCTGAAGTGGCCGGAATGGTACGCGCCGACGTGGACCGACAAGCTGAACGAGGCGAACACGCTGACCGCGCTCACGCAAGGCGGCTTGCTCTCGAAGGAAACCGCAACCGGATCACTCGCCGCGCAATACGACGTCGAGGACGTTCCCGCCGAACTCGCCCGCATCTCGAACGAATCCGCAGCAGCGGACGCCGCCGAAATCGCGAAGGCGACGGCGATCAAACCCGTTCCGGACAATACAGGTGACTGATGGAAGTTGATTTGCGCTTAGGCGACTGCCTAGACGTGATGGCTGCGCTCGCCGATAACAGCGTTGATTTGATCCTGTGCGATTTGCCTTACGGGACTACCGCGTGCCCGTGGGACTCGGTTATACCGTTTGCGGACCTTTGGGAGCAGTACAAACGAATAGTAAAGCAGGGCTCGGCAATCGTACTAACCGCGTCGCAGCCATTTACGAGTGCGCTGATTATGAGCAACGCAAGCGCGTACCGGCATAGGTGGGTTTGGGACAAAGTTAAACCGGCTAGCGGCCTCAACGCGAAAAAGTCTCCTCTCCGAGTAGTTGAGGACGTGGTGGTGTTCTCGTATAGCCCCGCCCGCTATTTTCCGCAGATGGTACCCAAAAAGCACCGGGCGGAACGCAAGTTCGACAGCAACGGGGAGGCGTTCGGCGGGGCGCGGGTGGCGCGATTCCACGATAACGGCGGCCTAGGTTATCCGAAAGAGATTATTAGTATCTCTAACGCGGACCAACGCGGGCGAGTACACCCCACACAGAAACCCGTAGCCCTTATGGAGTACCTCATTAAGACGTACACCAACGAGGGCGATATTGTTCTTGATAACTGCATGGGTTCCGGAACGACGGGCGTCGCAGCCGTGCGCACTGGCCGACGCTTCATCGGCATCGAGCGCGATCCAGGCTATTTCGCAATCGCGACCAACCGCATATCCGGCGCGCAGGCGTCCACATTGGAGGCTGCTTGAGCGATAAACGTCTCATCGAATGGGCGACTCCGCGGCAAATCGAGTTCATCGAAGCCGTCGAAAAATACGGCTCCGAGCGCAAAGCGGCTTCGGCGCTCGGCATCAGCCGCGGCACCATCAGCAATTCAATGCTCGCGCTGAAGAAGCGCGCCGCGCGGTCGGGATACTCGCCCGATCATGACCTAACGCATGCCGTGCCCGATGGCTACGTGCTGAAGGGTGCGAGCACCTATTACAACAAGCACGGCGACAAGGCCGGGCAATGGATCAAAACGGACATTGATCGCGATCGGCAAGAGGCGATCATGCGCGCGGCGTTCGGCGCGATGGCGAAAGAGTTGCCGCGCGTCGAGTCGATCGCAGAGCCGCGCGACACGAAGCCCGACCTGTGCAACGTCTACACGCTGACCGATTGCCACGTCGGAATGCTCGCCTCCGCGAAGGAGACGCTTGACGCGAATTGGGACATCAAAATCGCCGAGCGAACGCTGGTGTCGGCGTTCCTGCACATGGTCAATTCGGCTCCGGCCGCAAAGACCGGGTTGATCGCGCAGCTAGGCGACTTCCTGCACAGCGACGGCATGCTTCCTGTGACGCCTACGCACGGTCACATTCTGGATCAGGACGGCCGCTTTTCGAAGATCGTCGGCGCCGCGATCCGGGTGCTCCGGCGCATCGTCGATTTCGCGCTAGAGAAGCACGAGCACGTCGTCGTGCTGATGGCAGAAGGCAATCACGATCTTGCGTCGTCCATTTGGTTGCGCGCGATGTTCAAGGCGCTGTATGAGAACGAGCCGCGTGTGACCGTGATCGAGTCGGAGTTGCCGTATTACGTGCATCAGCACGGCGAGACGCTAATCGCGTTCCATCATGGACACATGAAGCGCAACGACGCGCTGCCGATTTTCTTCGCCGCCCAATTCCCGAAGGTATGGGGCGCGACGACCAAGCGCTATGCGCATACGGGTCACAGGCATCACGTCGAAGAGAAAGAGCACAGCGGCATGACGGTCATTCAACACCCGACGATCGCGGCGCGTGATGCGTATGCGGCGCGCGGGGGATGGCTGTCGGAACGTGCGGCTGTCGCAATCACCTATCACGCAAGATTCGGGCAAGTGGCGAGAACCATCGTCACGCCGGATATGTTTGAGTAGTCCGCGCTCGATGCGCAAAACCGAACGGCCCGCTCGATGCGGGCTTTTATCATTTATAGGGCGGGCTGATGCCCGAATCTGACACATGCGAATCTCGAACCTCCTTTCCTTCCTGATCGGCTTCTCCGCAACCTTCCGCCTCGGCGTAGAAGGTGATGCGCCTGGCGGCAACTCGACGCCGCCCGCCACGCCCGCGCCGACGCGCGAGCAATTTTCCCGCGAGTACGTGAGCGAACTGCGCGAGGAAGCGAAAACGTATCGCCTCAAGGCAAGCGAAAAAGACACCGCACTTGCCACCGCGCAAGCGCGAATCGCCGAACTCGAAGCCGGCACGAAAGACGCGCTGACGAAGGCCGAACAAGCCGCGAACGAGCGCGTGCTGCGCGCCGAACTGAAGGCTGTCGCAGCGAAGCACGGCGTCGTCGACGTGAACGACGCGCTGAAGGTTCTCGACCTCTCCGGCGTGAAGCTCGACGAGAAAGGCGACGTCATCGGCGCTGACGAACTGTTCGAAGCCGCGAAGAAGGCCAAGCCCTATCTCTTCGGCACGACGAGCACATCGAGCACGCAAAAGACGCCGCCCGCAGGCGACCCGAAGCCGGTCGACGTTCGCACGGTCGACGCGAAGGATTACGCGGCACAGAAGGCCGCGTTTCTGAAGGCGTCGCGCTAAACCCGCCCGAAACCGAGCAGTACACACCTAAACCGAAGCCCGCCACTGTGCGGGCTTTTTGCTTTTAAGGACCGCATCACATGCCGATCAGCAATTTCCCCGCCGCCCTCCAACCGGCAATCCAGCAAGGTTTCCTCGCGCGCGAGTTTCAAGGCGGCTTGGAATCGCAACTGACGTATCGCGCAGTCGCAGACCGCGAGCAGTTCGCGAACGCGGTCGGTGAGACGATCACCAAGACCCGCCGCGGCCTGAAGGCGCCGGTAACGGCTCCGCTCACGCCCGCATCGAACACCAACCTCGACAACGGCCTCACGCCGTCGGGCTGGACGATCGAGCAGTACACGCTCGGCATCGATATGTACGGCGACACGATGGACTTGAACATGGTGACGACTCGCGTCGGCATCGCGTCGCAGTTCCTTCAGAACGCCTACGTCAACGGCGTGCAAGCGCTGCAATCGCTCGACCGTATCGCTCGCAACAAGTTGTTCGGCGCGTACCTGTCGGGCAACACGCGCGTTCGCACGACCCTCGGCGCGCCGGCTGCGACCGTCGCCGTCGATGACGTGCGCGGCTTCCAGTACGTGACCTCGAACGGCGTGATGGTTCCGGTTTCCGGCTCCAACCCGCTAAACGTCGTGTTCGCGAACGGCAACGTGTACTCGCTGACCGGCGTCGCTGTCGACGGCTCGAACGTGTCGACCGCACCGCAAGGCGTCTCCGGCACGCTCACGTTCTCCGCGAACGTCTCGATCGCTGACGCTACGGCCGGCAACTCGGTCGTCGCTGCAAACGGCGCTTCGGTGCTGCGTCCGAGCGGCAAGCTCTCGACGTCCGCGCTTGTTTCGACCGACTACCTGACGATGCAAGACCTGCTCGCCGGCGTGACGGTGCTGCGCAACAACCGCGTGCCGACCATCGGCGGTCTGTACAACTACTACGCCGACAACTCGCAACTGAAGAACCTGTTCAAAGATCAGGACTTCAAGCTGCTGTATCAAGGTCAGTACGGCTCGGCGGAATACAAGGCCGGTCAGGTGATGGAATTGATGGGCCTGCGCATCATCCCGACGACCGAAGCGCCGCAGCAAGCGCTCGGTGGCGTGAACATCCACCGCGGCATCATGTGCGGTCAAGGCGCGCTCATCGAAGGCGACTTCGAGGCGATCACGCAGAACGAAATCGGCGCCGACAACGCGCTGATCGAGATGATCGACGGCATCGCGATGGTTACGCGTGAACCGCTCGACCGCCTGCAACAGATCATCGCGCAATCCTGGTATTGGATCGGCGGGTTCGCTGTTCCGACCGACGTCACCGCGAACCAAAACATCATCCCGACCGCGACGAACAGCGTCTACAAGCGCGCTGTGATCATCGAGTCGGCGTAATCGGTCTAGGGCGGGCGCTCATAAGGTGCTCGCCCTTCTTTCGAGGCAATCATGCTGAGTGACGCAAAGGCGCCAGAAGGCGCACAAGCGGCCCGCGTGACCTCGGATGCTCCGATAGACGCACCGAAGGTCACGAAGCCCGTCAGGGCCGCAAAGAATGCGCCCGCGCTACCGGAATCGGTGACGATCGCGGCGCATTACCAGTTTTACGACGAAGCAGGCGACCCGCAAGTGTGGCTCCCTGGCGAAGTCGTGACGGCGAAGGCTGAAATCAAACTGTTGATCGAGCGCGGCGCGCGCTTGCTCGGCATCAATGGGGAATTAGGCTAATGCTCACAGATGCGCAGAAAGTTGACGTCCGTCGCTTCTGCGGGCTTCCCCTCTATGGCGGGTTGCCTGTTCAAGCGTTCGGCTGGCGGTTCTTCCAGAAGTACGGAACGCTCGAATTCAGAATCGACAACATGCAGCCGGCCGAAGAGACAGTGCTGCTCAACTATCTGACGAAGTTGAACGCGCTCGAAGAGGCAATCTACGGCACTAGCGACAACCTCGACACCGACGTTGCTGCTGTGTGGACGCACAACAAGAACGAGCAGCGCGACCGGGAAGCACTCTACTCGTCGTTTCGCGTGAAGTTGTGCGACTTCATCGGCATTCCGCCCGGCTCCGGCATCTCGCGCGGCGGCTCTATCGCGCTGGTGGTCTGATGAACGGGGCCAAGGCACAAGTGCAGGTCTATAAGGGATATTCGCAGGTCGCAAAGCGTATCGGCAACGCGTTCACGCTCTATCGCCCGACGTCAGCGGATATGAGCGCAGCGCAGATCGTCGCGACGAACTTGCTCGCAAGCCTGAACGCCGAGGACATGACCTATCGCCGGCCGAACAAGTACGGCAAACCGACTTGGTACGCGGTCATGGATGGTCGACAGACGCAGGTCGGCGACTATCTGATCGGCGACACCGGCAAGTTCTTCGTCGCCGCGCAGCAGCCGCTTCTCCCGATTCTCGTCGTCGAGTGCAATCGCACGATCAACATCACACGCCCGCAAGTGCAGACGCAATTCGGCGCGGTGACCGACTACGAAGGCACGACGGCGGCGAATGAGACGCCGCTGATGACCGGATGGCCGGCGAGCGTGCTGCAAGGCACGAAGGGCGAAAAAGGCGGCGTCGCGCTGCCTGGCGATGTGCGTGACGCGTGGTGGGCGATCCTGCTGCCGTTCGTGCCGGGCGTCGTGCTGCGATCGGGCGACCTGATTGCCGACGAACTCGGGCGGCGCTACATCATTTCGAGCGCTGAGCTTAGCGATTTGGGCTGGCGGCTTACTGCGCAACAGGGGCAGACATGAGCGACGTTTCCGATGTGCAAAACGTGCTCGTCGGCCTAATCGCCGGCTGGCTCTATCCGAACGGCACGAATCAACCTTCGGCGGTCGGCTTCAATGTCCGCGTAGGCGCGGGCTGGCCGACGCAAGCGAGCCTCGATGCGGACCTCGCGCAAGGCGTCGCGCAGGTTTCGGTCTATGCGACGGCGATCGAGCGCAAGACGACGCGCTATATGCAGGGCTGGCAACCGCGCGACTCGTTCGCGCCGACGATCACGCTCGCGAAGGCGGGCAGCGTCGTCACGGTCGGCGGCGCACTGCCCTCGCCATTCTCCGCGCAAAACCTCGCGGTGTTCGTCGGCAATTCGCCCTACTCCTACTCGGTGCAGCCGACCGACACGCTCGCGAGCATCGCCGCGGCGCTCGCCGCAATCATCGCGCAGGACTATCCCGGCACGACAAGCGCAGGCGCAAATATCACCCTGCCCGCGAACGCCGCTATTGGCGCGCTTCGAACGGGCGGCACCGGAACCGCGATCAAGGTCATCAAAAACCAGGATCGCGCATTCCAAATCACGATTTGGTGCAGCACGCCGGCGCAACGCACGGCGCTCGCCAACGTGATCGATCCGAATCTCGCCGACCTTGTGTTTCTCGCGATGCCTGATGGCTTCAACGCGCGAATCGTCTACATGGATAGCCCGCAGCAGGACATCGGCGAGAAAGCGCGGCTGTTTCGTCGCGACTTCCGTTATCGCGTCGATTACGCGACGACGAAGGTCTCGGACGCTCCGCAAGTCATTGTCGGCGACCTGAACATCGTGACCGATGCCGGCGCCGTTCTCAAACCCGTCTAGGAACCCTATGGCAAAGCAAGACGACGCGGCGACGTTCGATTATGAACTCGTCGTGCTGCATCAATTCGGCTTCACCGAGCGCGGCACGCGTATCAGTGACCCGGCCGCAATTCAAGCCGTGATCGACGAAGGTCACGCCGACAAGTGCGTGAAAGTCGCGAAAGGAGCCTAACCCATGCCGATCTATCAAGTTGGCTCCCTGAATGTCAGCGCGCTCTCCGCGCCCGGCGTCTATCTCCAGATTCAACCGCCTCCGCTGATCATCAACGGCGTGCCGTCCAACGTGCTCGGCGCGGTCGGCATCGGCTCATGGGGTCCGGTGAACGCGCCGGTTCTCGTCGGCTCGCCGAATGACGTCACGCAATGGCTCGGTGCGCCGCAGGTTCGCAAGTACGACCTCGCAACCGCGATGGCTGTGTTCTTCCTGCAAGGCGCGACCGCGATCCAATACGTGCGCGTCACGGACGGCACCGACACCGCGGCGACCGGCAAACTGATGGACACCGCAGGCACGCCCGCAATCGGCGCGAACCTGACCGCCATCTATACCGGCACGCGCGGCAACTCGATCACCGCCGCCGTCACCGCGGGCACGAAGTCGAGCACGTTCAAGGTCACGATTTCGCTGCCGGGCACGCAAGCCGAAGTGTTCGACAACATCGGTGGCACGGGCGCCGCGCTGTGGACGAACATCGTCAACGCGATCAACAACGGCCAAAGCAACGTGCGCGGCCCCTCGCAGCTCGTCGTCGCGACCACTGGCCCGGCAACCGCTGCGCCGAACATCACGACGCCCGCGACCTTCGCGACCGGTACGGACGGCACGGCGACGCTCACCGATTCGCTGCTCGTCGGCGTCGATGGCAACGCCGGCACGCGCAAGGGCATGTACTGCCTGCGCGGAACGGGCGCGCAAGTCGGTTGCCTGGTCGATCACTCGGACCTCACCGCCGCATCGACGGTGCTCGCTTTTGGCTTGTCCGAAGGCATCTATTTCGGCATGCAGGGCGCACCGAGCGCGAATTACGCGACCGTTTCGACCGCGCTCAACACGGCCGGCGCAGATGGATACGGCCTCAAAGTTTTCGTCGGCGATTGGGTCACGTACTTCGACGGCACGAATCAGCAAAACCGCCTGCTCGGGCCGGCAACGTTTTGGGCTGGCAAGCAAGCGGCGCTCTCGCCGGAGCAATCGAGCCTGAACAAGCCGCTCTTCGGCATCGTCAGCACGCAGCGCGTCGCGCAAAACCTGCCCTACACGAGCGCGGAAATCAGCGCGATCAATCAAGCGCGCCTCGACGTGATCAGCAACCCGTCTCCGGGAGGCAATTACTACGCGGCGCAAACGGGCGGCAACGCATCGAGCACGGCGGGTCAGGACGGCGACAACCATAGCCGCATGACGAACTATCTCGCGCTGACGCTCGCTGCGGCGTTTGGAAAGGTCATCGGCGAGAACCAGACGGTCGACCTGCGCACCGACGTTCGCGCGGCGATGCAGGCGTTCTTGTCGAATCTCTGGCGCCTGAACATGATCGGCGACGTCAACAATCCGACGGTCGCGCCGTTCACGGTGCAGATCGACAAGGCGAACAACCCCGACAGCGCAGTTGCCGCGGGCTACATGCAAGCCGACGTGAAGGTGAAATACCTGTCGGTCGTGCTGTACTTCGTGATCAATTTGCAAGGCGGGCAGACGGTTCAAATTCAGTCGAGCGTTCAGTAAGTCTGAGCACCCCGCAATCTCAAAGCCCGCCGCGCGCGGGCTTTTTCTTTTGAGGCTCACATATGCCGCTCAACGGCTTTACCGTAGGGCGCGATCTTTCGGTCAACATTCAGACGCCGAATGGCTCGCTGCCGCTCTCGCTCATCACCAAATTTACCGCCAAGCCGGATACGACCGATGTCAAGGTCAAGGGCTTGGACGGTCGCACGCGTCACCTGATTTTCCCCGATGGCTGGTCCGGTTCGTTCGAAGTCGAACGCCAGGATTCGACGCTCGATGACTTCTTTGCAGGTCAGGAGGCGAACTATTACGCCGGCCTCGACCTGACCGGCTCGACGATCACCGAGACGATCACCGAAGCGAGCGGCGGCGTGTCGCAATACCAGTTTGTCGGCGTGATTTTCAAACTCGACGACGCGGGCGACTTCGCCGGCGACGCGACCGTGAAGCAAAAACTCTCGTTCGTCGCCGAACAACGCATCAAGCTCTAAGCACAAGGAACAATAAATGACGACAGTGAACGTCCGCAAGAAATCGGCGCCCGTAGCCGACACGCCTTCGAAAGAACTCGTGAAGAAAGCCGCTGAAGCGGTGACGATCGACACGCCGAACGGCCTGACGGTGACGCTGAAGAAACCGGGCGTCCTGTCTCAGTTCCGGCTCGTGAAGATTCTCGGCGAAGCGGCGAAAAATCAGGTCTATGTGTCGATGGTGATTCCGATTACCTTCGTCGCAGCGATCGACGGAAAGGCGGTCAATTACCCGAACTCGGAACGCGAAATCGAGGCGACGATTCAACGTCTCGACGAGGAAGGTGTTACCGCCGTGATGAATGCTGTCATGGAGCATTTCGGCGGCGAATCGCCGGAAGCGCAGAAGGAAGAAGTAAAAAACTAGCGCGCTCTGTGGCGGTTCGCGAGTCGCTTTGGCTTGTTCGAAACAATGTGCCGTTCGACGTCGCGTTTTCACTCGACGACGCGACGCGAGCGGCATTTTGCATCATGTTCTCGGAATTCGAGGGCAATGAGTTCGACTATAGCCGAATGGAATTCAAGGAGCGAAAATAATGCTTGAGTTTGCCAGTCTCGGCGCGTTTCAAAATCACGTTACGCAGACGATGATACCCGCGGTGCATTCGCATCTTGGGCGCGGACTCGAAGCCGCCGCAGAGCTAATTCAAAACACCGCGCGCGCGAAGCTCGGTCACTATCAATCGAGCGTTGAGCACTTCCCGGCCTGGCCGGAACTCGCTGACTACACGAAGGCGGATCGCGTTGCGAAGGGCTTCACCGAAAACGATCCGCTGCTGCGTACTGGCGCGCTGCGCGACTCGATCGGGCATGAGGTGCACGGCTTCGAGGCGGTGATTGGGTCGACTTCGGACGTCGCCGTGTTTCAAGAGTTGGGGACGAACAAGATTCCGCCGCGTCCATTTCTCGGCCCGGCTGTTGTGCAAAACGAAGAGGCGTTGCGCGCGCTATGGCATGACGTGCTGCTGCGCGGCTTCCTCGGTCGCGGGTCGGCGTCGACAACGCAGATGACGGGCGCGCGCCTCAGAGACGGCGACTAAATCGCCGCGACGAGCATCGCAACGACGCAGAATAGGAAGGTGCAACAAAGCACGCCCGCGATCGACAGAACGAGCACCTTCAGCGAGCGCATCCACAGGCGAAAGAATCGGTCGAATCTGCTTTCGCGCTCGACTGCAAACACGCGACGCGTGCGCGGGTATTGAACGCCGCTGAAATTTGACGCCGCCCAATCGTGGAGTCTAAAGCCTAGCCGACTTCTCATTGTTTTAACTCCGAAGGGAGGTCATATTGTTTGAAGCGTTTCGCATTGGGGTCAGAGTATCCCTGCTGAATGGAGTATCGCACGGCCTTTTGCAGATGGCAAACCAATTCGGGCACGCAGAGCACGCGGCCGAACGGTTAAGGCGAGCCATTTCGCGAATGAGCACGAGCACGAAGCTAATGTTCGGCGGCGCACTAACGACCGGATTGGGCGTTGGCTTGGCGCTCGCTTTCAAAAGCCCGCTCGAAGAGGCGAACAAATTCGCCAAACTTCAAAACGACATTCTGAACAACGGCGCGAAACTCGCGCAGTTGAAAGGCATCACCGATTGGGCGAATAACGACAAGTCGATTCGCAATCTGTCTGTCAACGAGAAGATGAACGTAGCCGGCGAAGCGTTCGCGCTGACTCGCGACGCCGGTCGTGATGACGTACATCACACGCTCAAGCTTGCGCCGATCCTTGCAGCGATCGAAGCGATTGCGAAGAACGGCGGCAAGGAAATGTCGAACAACGACAAAGCCGCGTTCACAAAGATTCTCGAATTGGGCGGTGCGTTCAACAATGGCGCGGATACCGCCGCCTTCGCTGATCGAATCTACAAGCTTCAGGCCTCAGGCAACGGAACGCTCACGTCATCGGTCCTGCTTTCCATCATGAAGGCCGACCCGAACGACTTGCAGAAAATGTCGCCCGCTGCGATGGCGCGCTCTGAACCTCTGATGCAGGAAATGAATTCAGGGTTTGGTGTTGGCTTGCGAATGATCAATAACCGACTCCAAGCGCACGTCGGTTTTGGTGGCGGCACTGGCGGAAAGATATACGCCAAGCTGAAGGGTATGGGCGTGTTCGGCGAGGATGACAAGGTTATAGATTCAGGCTTGCTCGTGTCGGACTATGACATGTGGATTCGCAAGCACCTTCCAGAATTCTACCGCGCCGCGAATGCCAAGACAGACGCAGAACGGCGCCAAGTCGATCAGCAGATTTTCGGCACATCGGGGGCCAAGGTTGCGGGCGCTGTTATGCGCCAGTCCGAACAGATGGACGCATCTGAAGCGGCTGTTGGTAATCAGCACGGCATCGCTCAATCGCTGAAGGAAAAAGGTGGGCCGCTCGATCAGCAGATGGCCGTTCTCAGCGCGAAATGGCACGACTTGATGTTGCGCATCGGCGTTGCTGTGCTTCCGATGGCGATCAAGGGGCTGTCGAAGCTGACCGACATCATGGAGTCAGTTGCAGATTTCGCGAAGGCGCACCCTCGACTCGTCAAAGTCGTTGCTATCGCTGGCGCGTTGTTTGCCGCTTTCCTGATCATTGGCGGCGCACTTTCTCTCACTCTTGGCATCGTTGGCACGCTCGCTGGTGCGGTCGGCATTGGCGCTGGCGCTGGCTTGATCGGCGCGCTAGGCGGGGCTGCTTTGGCGATTGGTGTTGTTGTTGGGGCGCTCGCTGTTCTGGCCGCTGCCGCCTACGCGTTCAGCCCGCTGTCTCAGAAGGAGATCGACGACGTAAAGACCGATGGCGGCGTAACACTGACGCCGAATGCGCAAGCCCGCATCGACGGCGGGGCGCTGGACAGCCCGTACAAGAAGCATACGGGCGGCTCAGGGGTGGTTGGTCCAACCATCAAAACCGCGGCGCAATCGTCCGCAGGCGGCAAAGCCGGCGACGTCTATCTCGATGGCAAAAAGGTCGGCTCCATCGTCGGCGAACACCTCGCGCGCGGCGCATCAATGCCGCTCGGCTCCGGCATGTTCGATACCGGCCTCACTCAAACCGTTCCGGGACTTAACTAATGGCTGACGTCGTTTTGAAACTCGCTGAAGTCATGTTCAGCGAGTACGAAATCCCGGAGCATATCCGGGTGTCGACGTCGCACCGGCACGTCGTTCATAAGCTGGTCGGCGGCAAACGCGCGGTCGATATGCTCGGCGCAGATCACGCGCCGATTAGCTGGTCGGGCTGGCTCGTTGGCACGACCGCGCTCGATCGCGCGAGCGCGCTGAAGGGCTATCACGACGAAGGCGATGCACTTCAGCTTTCGTGGTCGAACTGGCAATACAAGGTCGTCATTACTGAGTTCGAAGTCGACTATCAGCGCGACTATCAGATTCAGTATTCGATCACCTGCACCGTCGTTCAGGATTACAACAATATCCATGACCGCGAAGGCGCTCCTTCTGTCGATAGCGACGTGCGCGCTGACGCGAATTCGGCGACTTCGCTTGCGTCGTCGATTGGCGATTCGGGCATCATGTCGGCCGTCTCTTCGGTCAAGACCGCTATTTCGAACGTCTCGAACTTCGCGACGGCGGTGAAAAGCCAGATCAACAGCGTTCTAACGCCGATCGCCCAAGCGCGCGCGCAGGTTCAAACGCTGATCACGTCGACTGAAAACACGCTTAAAAATGTGACGACGCTCGGCGGCATCCTGCCGAACAACCCGCTCGCGCGCAACGTCGCAAACCTGTCAACGCAGGTCAACGCGATGACGAATCAAGCCGGCCTCGTGCAACTCGACAGCACGCTCGGGCGCATGGGCGTCAATATCGGCCAACTGAATTCGGGCGTGAAGTCGATCCAGGCGACGGGCGGCTCGCTGTTCGATCTTGCGTCGAAGCATCTCGGTTCCGTCTCAGGCTGGTCGGCGATTTCCGCTGCGAATCCGCAACTCGGCGGCGATACGCAAATCACCGCGCCGACGACGATCGTTATTCCGCCTGCGCAGAACGTTGAGCCGCCTGCCGCAGTGCCAGTCGCACCCAATGAGCCGCCTGCGGAGACTGTCGCGCCGAACATCTCGAAGCCGACTGATGTTGTGGACGGCTACGATTGGGCGCAGATGGCGCCGGAGAACACGGGTGGCGGATATTACACGAAGGGTATCAGCTTCTAATGCCGATTATCTCAACAGTGCGATCGCCTCGCGGCCTAGTTCGGCTAAACGGCGAAATCATCAGCGGGTGGACATCGGTCGAAGTCGAGAACAACACCTATTCGAGCGCCGACACGTTCTCATGCACGTTCGTCGCGAGCATGCTGCCCGATGACCGCAATGCAAATTGGTTCTCGAATCAAAAAGATGGTTATGTCGAAATCCTCATCGGCAATCCGCCTGATGCTTACGACTGGAAGCCGGGCGACCTGAAAAGTTGGATTTACGGGCAGATCGACCGGATCGATTATGACCCGGTTGCCGGAACAATCGAAGTATCGGGGCGCGACCTCACCCGCGTTTTCATCGACTCAAAGATCACCGAGAAGTTTCAGAACAAGACGGCATCTCAGGTCGCGACGCTTCTGGCGAAGCGGCACAGCATGGACGCGATCGTGACGCCGACAAAGACGCAGGTCGGCAAGTATTACGAAATCGACCATGAGCACATGCACGCGGCGCGCACCGAATGGGATTTGCTTGTCGAGTTGGCCCGCGCCGAGCAATACATCGTCTACGTGCGTGGAAAAACGCTCTTCTTTCAGCCGCGCAGCAGCGCCGAAGACCTGACTGCTTACCCGGTCACATGGTCCAAAAACGACGACGGCACGAGTTACGCATCGTCGAACGTCGTCGGCATGAAACTCGGTCGCGCACTCACTGTTTCGCGCGGCGTCGCTGTCACGGTCAGATCGTGGAACGACGCAGCAAAGAAGGTGTTCACCGCGACCTATCCGACGAGCAAGGCAAAGACGATCACGCCCGGCATGGCGACGCTGCCGAAAGACGCGCAGAGCTACGTCTATAACGTCGCCAATCTGACGCAAGAGAAGGTCGTTCAACTCGCGAAGTCAAAGTATGACGAGATCATTGCGCACGAGATGACGGCGACGTTCGATCTGCCGGGTGATGACGCGCTCGACGTGGCGAACGTGATTTCGTTGGCCGGCACCGGTACGGCGTGGGATCAACTCTACTATCCCGAATCGATCCGACGAACGCTTTCCGTCGATTCCGGGTATCGCATGGAAGTCAACGCGAAAAACCATTCGCCAGATTCGGAGGTGACATAAATGCGCGCAGCGAATCGCCTGGCGAACGCCATGCGTCAACAGGCGGCGCTCTCGTCGCTCGATGTATCGAAGCCGCGAACCGGCACTATCACGTCGTATGACCCGAACAAGCACGCGGTCAAGGTGACGATTCAGCCGGAAGGCGTCGAAGCGGCAGGCTGGATTCCGCTCGGCGCGGTCGGCGTCGGCAACGGCTTCGGCGTTCTCTGCGCGCCGAATCTCGGCGACATGGTGATGATCGAGTTCTCCGAGGGTAACGGCCGCGCGCCGCGCGTCGTCGGGCGCTTCTTCTCGACGGTCGACGTTCCGCCCGCTGTTCCTTCCGGCGAGACATGGCTCGTCCATCAATCCGGTTCTTTCCTGAAGTTCCACAACGACGGCTCGATCGAGGTGAAAGCGGCGGCTGGCGCGACATACGCGGCGCAATCGCACACGTTCACCGGCCCGGTGACGATGAATCAGACTGTGCTCGTCAAGCAGCAGATCACCGGACAGGGCGGCATGGCCGTCTCTGGCGGAACCGGCGCGAGCGTATCGGGCAGTGTGACGGTGACGGGCGGCGACGTGAAGGCTGACGGCATCGGACTCAAATCGCACACTCACGTCGACCCGCAAGGCGGCACCGTGGGCGCGGCACAAGGCTAAAGCGCATATGACTGACATCTATCACGAATGGGGTGGCGACCTAACGGCATCTGCTTCGGGCGACCTGTTGCTCGCGGGCTTCACCGACACGACGCAGCAGCAGATTTTGCGCGCGCTTCTAACGAATCCGGCGCTTTTCGACCGCGCGGGTAACGCGCTCGCAACGGCCGACTATTCCGATCACCCGACATTCGGCGCGGGGCTTCCTCGCCGTGTCGGGTCAACGCTCAACGTTCAGGAGTTGCGCGGCGTCATCAAGTCGGTCGTGACCTCGTTTCCGCAAGTCGCAAGAACACCCGCTCCGGCCGTCGACGTAACGCCGTTTAACGACGGCGCGACCATCAATATCCAGTACGTCAACACCGCTACCAGCGCTGTCGACACGCTGTTCTTTGACATCAATCAATGAGCGTAAACACCCAATCATTCACGCAAGTTCTAACGGGCTTCGCGACGGTGGTGCAAGGCAAGTCGTCGGCGCTCGTGAACTTCGTCGTCGGCTCAATTCTCCGCGCCATCGGCGAGGGTACGGCATGGGTCGCGATGTGGCTGCAAAGTCTCATTTTGCAGGCGATCGCACTGACGCGCGCGGCGACGTCGAGCGGGTCGGACCTCGACACCTGGTTCGCGCAATTCGGATTCACGCGGCTCGCGCCGACGGCGGCAAGCGGCTCGGTCACGTTCTCGCGCTTCACGGCGACGCAACAAGCCGTGATCCCGGTCGGCTCCATCGTTCAGACGGGCGACGGTACGCAGCAATATCAAGTCGTCGCCGACACAACGAACGCCGCGTATAGCGCGACGCTCGGCGGCTTCGTCATTGCGGCAGGTCAAGCATCGGTGACATGCGCGGTCGTCAGCATCACGCCCGGCTCGAACTCGTTGAGCCTGCCTGATTCGTCGGGCAACGTGAGCGCGAACACGATCACCGCGCTTTACCAGTCGATTCCGTTTGTCGACACGGTGACAAATGCCCTGCCCTTCACGAACGGCGTCGATGCAGAAACAGACGCCGCCGCACGCACGCGCTTCGTCGGCTATCTCGCGTCACTCGCGCGGGCAACGAAGGCGGCAATTGGCGCGGCGATTACGGCGCTCGGCGCGAACTACACCTACACGATCATCGAGAATCAAACGCTCGGCGGAGTTACGCAGATGGGCTATTTCGCCGTCGTCGTCGATGACGGAACCGGTGCGCCGAGTTCGTCTGTTCTATCGACCGTTTATAACGCTGTCGATGCCGTGCGGCCGTTCACTTCGACGTTCGGCGTGTTTGCGCCGACGGTAGTCAATGCGGCGGTCGTTATGACGCTGCAAACGACCTCGACAGGCGTCAATCACTCGACGACGTGCGCGCTCGTGCAGTCTGCGATTTCGACCTACATCAACACGCTACCGCTCGGCGCGAAGCTGCCGTACTTCAAGCTCGGTCAGATCGCAATCGACGCATCGAGCGACGTGTTGAGCGTGCTCACCCTGACGATCAACGGCGCGACGGTTGACCTCGCGGCGACGAGTCAGCAGGTCATCAAATCCTCGTCAATCTCGGTGTCTTGATGGCTACAGGTGATCAGGCTGATTTCTTCGCGCGCATCAAAGCGCGTATGCCGAACGGCTGGTTCGGCTCCGACTCGCCCATTCTCGACGCGCTGATCGGCGGCATCGCATCGGCGTTCGTGACGGTCTACGCGGCGTATCAATACCTGCTCGCGCAAACCCGGCTGCAAACATCGACCGATGGTTGGCTCGACATCGCGGCGGCGGATTACTTCGGCCCTTCCGGGCTGCTCCGGCTGCAAAACGAGACGGACGCGGCATATCGCACGCGCATCAAAATCAACATCATCCGAGAGCGCGGCACGCGCGCGGCGGTGACAAAGATTCTGACGGACCTCACCGGGCGCGCGCCAGTCATCATCGAGCCGACTCGACCGCAGGATACGGGCGCATACCGCTCGGGAGGCGTTGGTTATGGCGTCGCGGGCGCATACGGCTCGCTGCTGCTGACCTATCAAGCATTCGTCAAAGCCTATCGCCCGGCCGGTTCCGGCCTCCCGCTCGTTCAGGGTTATGGCACATCGCCGGGCGGCTACGCGACGCCATCGCGCGCTGAGTACGCAAGTATCGGCAGCATGACGACCGGCGTCACCGACGCGGCGATCTATGCCGCCATCGCCTCAGTGCTGCCCGCCGCGACGATTGCATGGGTCGCGATCAGTAACTAATCCCCGCCGATTTGCAGCATCCAAGCCCGCCGCGCGCGGGCTTTTTCTATTGGAGATTCACTTTGGATCGTCAGATCGTTTATCCCGGCGCGATTCCGCTCGAAACGGACTTGCTCAACACGAACAAGAACGCGATGTTCGCGCTCGGTCAGTTCGCGCAAGACGTGCTCGGCACTTCGACCGTTTTCACCGGCCTCGCCTGCGTTCCGAACACGCCCGCCGCGATGAACGTCATCGTGCAGCCGGGCGCGGTGTACGCGCAAGCCGTGCTCGATGCGACTGCGTACTCGTCGCTCGCGGCTGATTCGACCGTGACGCAGAAGCAAGGCATTCTCAAGACCGCGCAGACGTTCGCAACTCCCGCGCCGACGACTTCGGGGCAGTCGGTTGTCTACCTGATTTCCGCATCGTTCCTCGAAGCCGATACGAACGCGGTCGTGCTGCCGTATTACAACGCGGCGAACCCGTCGCAAGCGTACAGCGGGCCGAACGGAACCGGCGCATCGCAGAACACGACGCGTCAGGACACGGTGCAACTGACGCTCACCGCAGGCGTTCCGGCGACGACCGGCTCGCAGATCACGCCGGCAACACCGGCCGGACAGATCGCTCTCTATACGATCACGGTTGCATTCGGTGCGTCGACGGTAACGGCGGCGAATATCGCGAAGGTGTCGGGCGCTCCGTTCCTGAGCGCGCCGCTTCTAGCGCAAATTCAAGCGCCCGTCCCTGGTCGACTCTTGCGCACGTCAATCTATCGAATCAACGGCGGTACGCAGCAGGTTCAGACGATCGTAAACGGCGTTGTTACGGCGTTCACGTCGACCGGTGCTAGCACGTTCACGCCGCTTTCTGCGACGAACTTTGTTGACGTTGAATGCAATGGCGGCGGCGGTGCGGGCGGCGGTGCGGGTGGCGCAGGCGCGTCGACAGTATCGGTTGGTGCGCCGGGGGTCGCTGGCACGTACGCTCGGGGCATGTTTGGAATTGCGTCGGTCGGCTCCTCTCAGGCCGTTACCGTGGGCGCGGGCGGCGTTGCCGCGAGCAACACGGCGGGAACGAATGGCGGATCGACATCGCTCGGAACGTTGATTGTCGCGCCTGGCGGCGCAGGTGGTGGACTGTTCAATAACGTAACTCCACCGACTGCGAACGGAAACAGTATCCAATCTGGAGCGCCAACGGGAGCTAATGTCCTGAGCATGCAATTTGTAGCGCAGACGCCGGGAATGGCTTTTAGCACAACTGCGGGTATCGGAGCCTTGGGCGGGTCGGGGTTCTTTGGCACTGGTGGTGCGGGCGGGGGCTTTAATGCGGTGGGTGTCGCTGCGACCAATCCGGGGACTGGCGGAGCCGGCGTCACGGTGAATCAGGCGGGCGGTAACGGTCCGGGGACCGCCGGTGCAGCGGGAATTGTAATCGTCCGGGAGTATTCGTGATGAAAACTTTCGCTCGCATCGAGAGCGGCGTCGTCGCCGAGATCATCGGCCCGCTCACCTTCGACGACGGCAGCGAAATTCCGATGTCTGAGCGTTTCCCTGTCTCGGTGTTCGAGACGATGGTCGACATCACCGATGTAAGCCCTCCTCCATCACAAGGGTGGACGTACGATGGGGCGACATTTTCCGCGCCCGCCGAGCCGACCGCCGCGCAACTGCTCGCGACTGCGCAAGCGAATCAATGCGCCGCGATCGATGCGGCTTATTTGGAGGCGGTGCAGGTCAGCGTTAGCTTCAAGACCTCGGCGGGGGTGACGCAGACTTTCCAGGCGGACACCGACAGTCAAACGATTCTCTCGCAAGCCGAGCAGGGTTACGCGATCGTCGGCGCTGTGCCTGCGAATTTCTTCTGGAAAGCGGCGGATAACACACTCGTCGCGTTCACTCTCGCCGACTTGCAAGGTCTGTATCTCGCCATGCTCGCGCAAGGGTGGGCAGCATTCCAAAAGCGCGCCACTCTGAAGGCTCAGATCGCTGCCGCAACGAAGGCGTCAGACGTGGCCGGCATCACATGGTCGTGACGCGTTAGCGACGAGCGCCATGTCGACGTCTGAAACGAACTCTTTGGGGAATGGAAGGTCATCAACGCCCCATCTGTGATAGGTCACGGTCTGGCTATTTTCCTCGTCGACATACCCGAACACGTAGCCCGACAATCGCGACGCCAAATCCAATGCGCGCCGGGCTTCTTCCGTCGAGTCGTATTTAAACGATGTCATTTTAACAATGCTGTCGTTCGCGCTCATTTCTTCCTCGTGCTCTCTTTGGAGTGGTTACGCGTCATTGCGCGCAGGCGAGATTTTAGCCCCTCATCCGCCTTCTGGCGGTTTTTCTTTGGATGATCGATGGATTTTCACATTCTCAGCGAGTGGGCCGGCTATGTCGCGTCCGCGTTCGCCGTCCTGCTCTTTTGGGCTTACCGAAGCCTAAATGCGCGAATCGACGCAGCGGATAAGGCGACTGCTGCGCTCGCCCTGCACGTCGCGGAGGAATACGTATCGGTCAAGCGCTTTGATGCGTATATCGAGCGCTTCGACAAAGCCGTGGACACGATTTTCCAGAAGCTAGACAGCATGAGCGACAAGCTCGACCGCAAGGCCGACAAATGATCATTACACCCGCCCTGCTCGAAAACGCATGCCAGTCGATGACGGCCAATGCCGCGAAATTCGCCGCGCCGCTCACCGCCGCATGTGCTCGCTATTCGATCAACACGCCGCAACGTCTCGCGGCTTTTCTCGCGCAGATCGGCCATGAATCCGGCTCGCTTGATCGACTTTCCGAATCGTTCGACTACAAGATTCCCGCGCTCATGGCGAATTTCCCGCGCGTGATGACGTATTCGGTCGCGGTCAAGTACGGCCGGCAACCGAACGAGAAAGCCGTTCCGCTCGCTAGGCAAGGGCAGATCGCGAACATGGTCTATGCGAACAAATACGGCAACGGCAACGCGGCAAGCGGCGACGGGTGGAAATATCGCGGCTCCGGCCTGGTTCAAACGACGTTCCGCGCGAACTTCGCCGAAGCCGCGAAAGACATCGGCATCGACATCGTTTCGAATCCCGACCTGGTGCGCAACGACGCGAATACCGCTGCGCTTGTCGCGGGCTTCTACTGGATCAATCACGGCCTCAACGCGCTCGCGGACGCGGGCGAATTCGATGCGATCACTCGCCGCATAAATCCAGCACTTCTCGGCGCCGATCAGCGGCGCGCAAGGTGGGCGAAGGCGAAAGCCGCGCTCGGCATCTAACGCAAACGCCCGCCTCGCGCGGGCTTTTTTATGCTCGAACACACGCAAAACGAAACGATCCACTTCTCGATCAATTACCCCGATCACCCTCCGCGCACCGAGTCGGCGCTGTTCCGCAAAACCAAGCATCACCTAGTTCATGTGCTCGACACGCCATGTTGGGTCTGTGGCACGAAGGAAAAGCGCGAGGTGCATCACTGGCACATCGAATGGGCAGATAGCGAGGGCGTCGATTGGGACAAGATGCGCGCGATGCATCCCGGCTTCGACTGGTCGACGTTTAAAGAGCCGGCCGATTTCGTCGACTCCGAATACAACATGCGCATCCTATGCGCCAAGCACCACCGCGGCATCAATCACGGCATCCATATGGTCCCGTATCCGATGTGGATCATGCAGGCCGTCGCGCTGAAAGACTTCGTTTTCTCTCCCGATGAGATGCACTAAATGAACAAATCCAGCATTCCGACCGGTGGCATCGCCGTTTCTGCCGCGACGCTTGAACCCGCCGTGAGTTGGGCACTCTCCGCGCTCTTTCATGCGCCGGTTCCCGAAAGCGTCGCCGTTCTCGTGACGGGCTTGCTCGGCTCCGCAGCTCACGCCGCATACAACTATGTCATCTCGCGCGCCGCGTCGAAAGCCGCCGCGCAGTAATCCCCTCCCCTCTCGCATCAATAGCCCGCCGCGTGCGGGCTTTTTTCATTGGAGTCACGCATGACGATTGGTTTGTCCGCGACCGCGCGCAATGCTCGCCTCGATGCAATCACTTCGCAGGCCGGCGCGAACGCGCTCATCAAGTTCTATAGCGGCACGCGACCGGCGACGGGCGGCACGGCGACAACGCTGCTCGCGACTGTGACGTGCGGTGCGACGCTCGCGCCCGCATCGAGCAATGGCACGCTCACGTTCAGCGCGACGACGCCCGGCACGGCGGTCGCAACCGGCACGGCGACATGGGCGCGGCTCACGACCTCGGGCGGCACGTTCGTCGCCGATATGGACGTTGGAACATCGGCGCCCGCTGAAATCGTCATGTCGACGGTATCGATTGTCAGCGG